TTGACTTCTTAGAGGACAACAGCTGGTACAATTTACAGTCAGATGATTACGATGTCGATAAGTCTATTTACGCTGACGCTATCGGTAAACAAATCCAGGCACGTAATCCTGACCTACCCGTAAAAGAGATGCTTGATCAGGTTGCTAGTAAAGTCCAAGAGAAATTCAAGCCTACTAATCCTAACAGGGATAAAGCAGCACCTGTAGCATCCAGTAATCCGAGTAAACCTAAGCCTAAAGCTAAGACATTAGCTGACTTAGAGTTATCACCGGAAGAAGAAAAGATCGCAAGAACAATAATCCGAGGCGGAGTATCCGAAGAAGATTATATTAAGATGTATTCATAGAAACGGCTAAAGAGCTAATCAGAGGAAAAGAACATGGCTAAAGCACCAAGTAAAACAACCAGACCAGAACGTCCAAAACGTGTACCTATGAACGGTTCCGTGGACATCCTAGAAGTAGGCGGCAAAGATCCAAACCACCAATACCGTTGGGTTACTGACAACAAAAAAGGTAAGATACAGCGATTTGAAGCTGCGTGGTGGGATAAAGTTTCCAATAAAGATGTGCAGATTGCGTTAGGTGCTGAGAATCACTCAGCCAGTGACGACTCTCCTGTAGTAACTCGCGTTGGTACACATAAAGATGGTTCCCCTGAAATGGGTTATTTAATGCGTATTCCGAACAAGTTCTACAACGAAGATCAGAAAGTCAAACAAGATGAAATCACATCTGTGGAAAAAAATCAACTAACAAGTGACGAAAGTTACGAAAAAGGTCAATATGGTGGCGTTAAACTTGGAGCTACACGCTCTAAATAGAAACATCCCTGTATTGACATCATTTTAATACAGGAGAAAAAATATGGCTAATCCAGACAAGCCAAATGGTTTTCGTCCAGTAGGTACACTAGCAGGCGGTCCGTTCACAGCGGGCAATGTACGCTTTATTGGTGTAGCTGATGGCGAAGATATTTTCATTGGTGATATGGTAAACTTGGAATCAGGTTTAGCGGATCCAATGGCAACTAATGATGCAGCTATTCTAGGTGCAGTTATTGGTGTAGGTAAATACGACGAGCTAACTGGCTCTGTTGCTTCTTTAGCTGATGTAGCTAATCTAGAGAATCGTTATTACGATGATTCTGCAAGCACTCATACTGACTATTACGTAGCTGTTGCTTTAGCAACGGATTGTGTATTTGAAGTACAGTCTGATGCAGATTTAGATTTAGTGGTCGGCTCACCTTGTGACCTTGTTGATGCGGCTGGTAATGGTCCATCAGGTCGTTCGCGTCAGGAAGTTGGTACTAATACTAACTCTGACTTCGTAGTGGTAGCTATTCCAGACTACCCCGATAACGATTCAACACTGGCTAATACGCGCTATCATGTTCGTGTTACTCGTGCTGAACAAGCATTAGGTTAAGGAGGAGTAGATCATGGCAGTTAACAGTTCTAATTTTAGTAAAGCGTTATGGCCTGGTGTGGAGTCGTGGTACGGTGAATCCTACAACGCCCACGAAACAGAGTACACTGATATTTTCGAGACTCGTAATTCTCGTAAAGCTTTTGAAGAAATCGTTGGTACTTCAGGTTTAGGTTTAGCGGCAGTTAAGGGCGAAGGTGCTCCTGTTTCGTACGATGTTATGACACAGGGTTTCACGTCTCGCTTCCAACACCTTGATTATGCACTAGGTACTATCATCACTCGCAATATGATTGACGATGATGTGTATGACGTAGTTGGTAAGATGCGTGTTGAAAACTTAGCTGAAAGTATGCGTATCACTAAGGAAATCGTCGGTGCAAACATCTTGAACCGTGCGTTTAACTCTGACTATACTGGCGGTGATGCTTTAGAGCTTTGCTCTGCATTGCACGTTAATGTAGCAGGTGGTACTTATCAAAACGAACTTTCGACTCCTGCTGATTTATCAGAAGCGTCGTTAGAGCAAGCTTGTATTGATATCAGTAAGTGGACTAATGATCGCGGTCTTCAGATTAAGGCAATGGCTCAGGATTTAATTATCCCGTCTGATCTTATGTTTGAAGCTGAGCGCATCATTAACTCTTCTGGTCGTGTTGGTACTTCTGACAATGATAAGAACGCAATCATGGGTAAGTTTAACATCAAAGTTAATCATTACCTGACTGATACAGCTGCGTTCTTCCTGAAGACTAACGTGAAGCATGGTTTGATCCACTTCGAGCGTCGTTCTGATGATTTCACTATGGATAATGACTTCGATACTGATAACGCTAAGTATAAAGCTACTGGTCGTTACAGCTTCGGTTGGGCAGATCCTAAAGGAATCTACGGTTCGCCAGGTGCGTAAGTAGTTAAGTGATGGGGGAGGAATCCCCCTGATCTTTTTAAATCTTTAAACATAGATCGCTGAAAAATGCGAGTTGACGTGAGGCCACTCACGGGAGTAATAAAATGGCAGCAAATGAATCGAGTAGATATACACATCATTCGAATGTTAAAATCGGTACAGTTAATGGTGGTGGTGAATTACACATAGCTGGTGTACAAATGACAGCTACCTCTGCTGAATTAAACAACGCGGCTGATGTTTCAGCACGGGTACAGGAACTCACAGCAACAGGTACAGTAACTGCTGGTGTTCAATCCGTAGAACTGAATCACGCTACGGTTGCAGCTGATGCAACTATCGCTGACTCAACAAACCATCAAGGTTTACTGATTGTTAAAGATACAAGTGCTTCTGGTACAGCAGCACATACCTTAACTTTAACAGCTGGTACATTCGATGGTACTAACAACAAAGCAACATTGAATGCTCCTGATGAAGCATTAATTGTTTATATTGATTCAGCTGGTAATGGAACTATCGTTGAGAATGTAGGCACTGTTGCTCTGTCGGCAGTATAGGAAGTTAAATGAAATGTAGTTGTGGTGAACGCTACGACTTGTTGCAGACAAGGCTCGTGGTAGATACGATTGAAAAAGAGTACTATTGCTTGCCTTGTTCTCAACGAATGATGTTAAAGAAAGATAAGTACGGTAACTACACTGAGACTGTGTACGACGGTACTGTACCTACGATTACAAAGTGGCGGATATGAAACACTACGTCTGTAAAGAATTAAATAAATTATCGAAGCTTGACCCTCGGTATAAACCCACTGTATGGGAGCGTTTTAAGAAATGGCTGCGAGAATTTTAGATGCAGCAACTGCGACTGGTGCTGGGAATGACTGGCAAGTACGTGCAGGGGCAAGTGAGCATACTATTCAAGGTGTCTGTACAGGTAGTCCAACTGCTGTGACAACCGAGTTCGAAGGCTCTTTAGATGGTGTAACTTGGTATCAATTAGCCGAGCATAGTTGGACAACTAACGAGATAGCAGCTCAGGCAGCTTTATTCCACGTCAGCACTAAGTTAATAACCTATACAAGAATAAACCTAAGTGTATTGACTGGTGGTACAACTCCTACAGTTACTTGTCTGTACGAATGGAAGGACTAGGAAAACGTAATGTCTGATAATTCTAAAGTATATTCAGGTAATACATCAGGAGGTACTTCTCCTATCGATGGAAGTCATGTTCCTCTTAATGCTGATCCTTACGCTAACGCAATCATTACTATCGAATCTGAACATGCCCACATCCATGAAGGCGAGGGGTTTCAGATATCAGGAGAAGCAGCAGCGATAGGTGCAGGTGCATCTGCGTATTTTCTAATCGATCCTATTTTACCTGTTCATTGGAGAGATTACCGTTTCATTGCTGATGGTGCTCCTGTAGATATTGAGTTATTCGAAAACCCTACTGTAACTGATAACGGTACAGCAATTACTTCTTATAACCGAAATAGATTATCTTCACATACAGCTCAGGTAGTTGTGTACTCCGGACCTACAGTTACAGACGATGGCACTAGACTGTACATAACCCGTATAGTAGGTACAGGAACCGGAGCTAATGCTAAAGGAGAAGTCGAAGGGCTTCCTTTGGAATGGGTTGTTGATAACGGGAATACTTATTTAATGAAACTTACAAACAATGATACTAGCGATGTCAGTATTATTTATAATTTCTTTTGGTACGAATTAGACTTATAGGAAAACAACATGGCCGATACAGTAGACGTACAGTACATCTTTAAAGGTACTCGTAGAATAAAGGTTAAACTAACAGGTATCTCTGATGGTACTGGTGAAACAGGTGTTATTAAAGTCAATATCTCTGACTTAATCGGACCGAATGGCTCGGCTCCAACTAAAACGGTTGTGGAAAGTATTGAAGCGAATGTTCAAGGCTTTACATCAGTTAAGTTGTACTGGGACCACACCGCCGATGATGAGATTGCTGTCCTCGGTACAGGGTTCTCGTACTTCGATTGGACTGATGTAGGTGGGTTTACAGACCCAGCAAGCGCAGGTGGTACAGGTGATATTGAGTTAACATCAACTGGTGCTTCTGCAACAGCTACTTATGACATTGTTGTAACAGCGCGTCTGAAAGACTAATGGCTACACCTGCTAATGTAGATATCTCTGGATGGACGGTTCAAGGATCTTCTCCTTTCTTAGATGGTAATTACCCTGCATCTGGTAGGTTAGGTATTACCAGTGTGACAGGGACTATTAGTGCTGATCAATCAATCACTATTAATGGTGCAGGTTTCAGTACAGGACCGGCTAATCACACGATGGAGAACTTCAGTGGCGGTGTAGACGGTAACGACATCACAACAGGTAATACTGTGTTTGATGAAGTATTCGCATCCAGTGTCCCTACCTTTAATTCTGATGCTCGTAGTTCTGGTTTATCAGCTGATACTTACAAAGCTGGTGCTGTTCAGTGGGAAGCAGCGGTAATGAAGTTCATCCCAGGTGTCGAATTCGATGAATGGTTTTCTTCTTACGCAAGAAAAACACCGTCAGGTAAAACGTTACCTCACGCTGCTGCACAAGATGGGTTACAGTCTTCTTCTGGTACTGGATTCTATAACGGCTCTGATGACAAATACGTTTGGTTCTTTGATGCCACGTACAGTAATGATGTGTGTATGCCAACCAGAGCTGGATGGGGTGAACATCACGTAGCAGGTAATACTTTAGGTGTGAACGAAGCTACGCGAGTGTATGATTCTGGTGGTGGTAGTGAAAGTTCTGAGCCTGATTGGTGGAATAAAAACTTCCAGAATAACTGGTACAGGTTCACAGGCTGGTTCCAAGCTGGTGATGTCCCACAGACAGATCCAGGTAAGTTCTACTTCAATATCTGTAATGCACAAGACACATTATGGGAATACACAGAGAACGGTAAACCTATCTTTGCTGGTGGTGCTTCACCGTACACTATGGAAGAAGCATGGTTCCCTGGATGGATGAGAGAAAGAACCCTGGCTGAAGGTCATGGCGATGTTCAAGTCCTGTACGATGATTGTTACTTCGCATGGGGTGCTAATTCAGCTGCTCGTGTAGAGATAGGAAATGCCAGTACTTATGCTACCTGTACAGACTTAGCTATCTGTCCTTCTACATCATGGGCTGATGGCGCTATTGCAGTTACATTGCCAGATGGACCTTTAAGTTACGTATCTGATTTATGGCTGTACGTAACCCGTGAAAATAATACTGACCGAGTGAGTTATAAAATAGTATAATGGCTATACAAGTAAACTTAGGTGCAGGCGCTAATACTGTCACAGGTAACTGGAACTATTCTAATACCGCGACCAGTACAGGTACATTAGTAGCTGATCTGATTGATGATACTGGAAGTGCGACAGGTCGTTCTCTAACACTAGATTCTGCTTTTGTCGGTGCGTCCGGTACAGATGCTACAGCAACCTCTGGTGCGGGTGGCTTACCTCAAGAGTTCTTTGATTATTACTGGTACGATAATCTTGATACTGGAAGTCTAACGGTATCCGCGACTAACGGTGAAGCTTACACTTTAATTATCTCTGGTCATCAGGGGGCTACCGCTGCTAGAGATACTAACTTTTCAGCCAGTAACGGTACTCCTTCTCCAGCATTTTATGATAACTCAGGGACTGCTACACCTACAGCTCCTGTTACTATTACAGGTACGGTAATTGGCAGTGGTGTAACTATTACGCAAGCGTTGGTTTCCTCATTCGCTTATATTAACGGTTTCACTATCGAGTTCGCTGCTGGTACATCTATCTCAGCAATTACTGATCCGGTCACAGACGCAAGTACAGGTAATACATTCAGTGTCTCAGGTTTTGGGTCAGATATCACATCTATTACTCTGAAAGATGATGTGGCAACGACCCATACTACAACTGGTACTATTCAATCAGGTACAGGCGACGGTCCTTATACTTGGGGTATGCCTCATGTTGCTGCGTACAGTGCTGACACACTAGGTACTCCGTTTGATTCAGCGTACTGGGGTCATACAGCAGAAGTTGGTGACGGTACTGATACAGGTGCTATCACAATCGTTGTGAATGAGAAGTCAGGGTGGACTTCTGTGGATGTAAGTGCCACTCCTAGTGCTTTAGAAGGTTCAGTATTCTTCGGTTGGACAGGTGCTCCAATCCAGTACGATCAGGTGTATTACCCAACCGCTAATAATACATCTGTTGATGCTGATGGTATTCTTACGACTGATCAGTTAACTGGTAGTATCAGTATGGTTTACTTTGATCAGGGTGATAGTAAATGGAAACCTTTCAGTATTATCATCAGTACAGTTACAGGTACTGTCGGTCTTGGTGCAGTTATCAAAGGACGCAGAGGCAGGCGTAAGTGAGTCGTGCTGACTACTTAAAACTCGGTGACTGGAGTGCCTTGTGCGATGTATGTGGACAAAAGTACAAAGCATCTGAATTAAAACGTAGATGGGATGGCTTGTACGTCTGTACAAAGGACTTTGAAGTTCGTCATCCTAGTGACTTCTTCAGGATGCCTACAGAAGATACGTCAGTCCCTTGGGCTAGACTAGATGATGCAGGGGACGCTAACGACTCTGTTGGTGATACTGATACTACTCTAACAGTTGATACAGACACAACAGTTCAATATTACAGTACTGCTCTGACAGCTAACAGAACAATTACGCTGGATACAACAGGCGCAAGAGACGGCTCTCAGTTCATTATTTATAGAACTGATGGTGCAGCCTTCACATTAGACGTTGGTGGGTTACAGACAATCCCAGTGAGTACAGACGCTGTTGTTACAGTTCAATTCAATGGTACTGCTTGGGTACTTAAAGATTACACGATTACGGAGATATAATGGCTACAAGTAATTCCACAGACTTCACATTAAACCGTAATGAAATTATTAACGCTGCGTTCAGGACTATCGGTGTAGGTGTGCGTGGTGAGGCACTTTCAGCTGAAGAAATAGCAGACGGCTCTGAAGCATTGAATCTTATTCTTAAAGAGTTAGATGCCGAGGGCTTACCGCTCTGGCGCAGAGATAAGCTATCTTTAACCTTAGTTGCTTCGCAAGCAGTTTATACAATCGGTCCATCAGGTGCAGATGTAACAGCGCCTCGTCCTTTACGTGTATTAGAGGCGAACAGACTTGGTAGTTCAGATAACTCAGCACCAATTGAAGTACTGTCTCTGAATGAGTGGTCTTTGCTTCCGAACAGAGCAACTGCCTCTGCTGGTGCGCCTGTGAATGCGTATTTTGATCCAACTACTTCATCAGCTACCCTGAACATCTGGCCTATGCCGGATGCAACCTCTGCTGCTGCGTATACGGTTGAGTTCTGGGTGCATTCACCGATTGAGGATATGGATTCCAGTACAGATAATGTGGATTGTCCTCCTGAGTGGTTACGTGCTATTAAGTACATGTTAGCTTACGACTTAGCTGATGAGTACAGTATCCCTGATAATATGTATTACAGAATCAGGAAGAAAGCAGAGCAAGCAACAGAAAAAGTTCTTTCATGGGATGTAGAAGATACAAGCTTTTACTTCCAACCTTATAACGAGGGCTGCTAATGGCTGTTGTACATTTAGAGCAACCTAAGTTCAAAGGGTATGTTCAAGGGACTAATACACCTCTTGAGGGTGGTAAGGTCTATATTTATGACGCAGGTACATCAGATTTAGCGACTGTGTATACATCACAGGATGCTGGTACAGAGCATACTAATCCTGTCATCCTTGATGCTAACGGAGAGGCCGAGATATGGTACAACTCAAATGTTAAGGTTGTGGTTAAAGATTCGGACGATGTTCAGCAATACAGTTTCGATAATATCGTTTCAACGATTGAACCAACTGTATCAGGTGTTTATAACCTGGTGCAAACAGGTGGATTTGAGACAGATTCTAATTCTGACGGAGAACCTGATAATTGGACTCTTGCTGCTGACACGAGTGGGACTATCGCTATCGATGCTACCGTTGGTAATCATGCTAATGGCTCTAACTCACTTAAGTTCACTTCTGGAGGGTTTGGTGGTGGATCAGCAACAACAACGCCGTACTCAGAAGTAACTGCTGGTGATGATGTTCAGGTTATCTTCAGACTGAAGTCTTCTATAGCGACTGTTAAGAATATCGTGACTGTTCTGTGGTATCAGAACGATGCTGGTTTAGCGTCCAGTACAGCCAGTACAGCTGTTTATACAGATACAGCAACTAACCCTACATCGTGGACATACAAGTCCTTCTCTGCGTCTGTCCCTGCTGATGCGTTCTACGCTAAGATTAAACTAGAAGGTGTAGAGAGTTCAGGTACAACTATTACAACTGGTGCTAATACACATTACGATGATGTTCGTCTGTATCAAGGGCCAGTAATCTTTCCTAATGTTGAAGGGCCAGTAACAGCTTCAGAAACTGAACTGAATATCTTAGATGGTGCTACTTTATCGACAGCAGAGATTAACATCTTAGATGGTGTGACTGCTACGTTTGATGAATTGAACTATGCTGATACTCCAAATACAGCCACTAAATTCTGTTTATTAGATAGTAATGCTGAAGTTGCCGCTGATCAGATGTTAGCAGGGAGTATTGTACAAGTTCAGTCTGTTAACAACCTAACCGAAATTACAGGTAGTACAGCAATACCTGCGGATAATACAATCCCTCAAATAACTGAAGGGATTGAAGCAGTAACATTAGATTTCACACCGGTATTTTCAGATTCTATTTTAAACATCGAGTGTAGTTGTCCTTCAATCATTACGACACCGACGTATGCAGTAATCGCACTATTTGCTGATGGCGCAGCAGACGCTATTGCAGCTGAGCTATCTGATGTATCAACATATAACTACAAGTCATTATACCACAGAATGGTATCAGGTGGAACTAGCACAATCACATTTGATGTACGGTTCGGTCCAGCTGTATCTAATTCAATTACAATTAATGGTGATGCTATATTGGGCGGTGTAACATCTAGCTCAATCACCATAACAGAAGTAAAAGTGTAATGAAAATACCGTTTCTTAATCAAACAGGTGGTTCTCGTGCTCGTGATCAAGATTACCAGCTCACTCAGAACTGGTACGTTGAGGTATCTCAGACAGGTAAGAGTCAGATTGTCCTGTACCCAACTCCAGGGTTGACTGTATTCGGTAACTTAGGTGCTGGTCCTATCCGTGGTTCAATCGTCTTTAATGACTTCCTGTACGTTGTAGCCGGCTCAACCGTCTATCAAGTAAACAACGCTGGTGGCGCAACAGCTTTAACTGGTACATTAAACACCACAGGTGGTCGCGTCAGCCTAGCACATAACGGTCAACGTATTCTTATCGCTGATGGTACGAATGGGTATTTCTGCACCAGTACCGCAGTTACAACTATCACTGATGCTGACTACCCTGATACAGCTTCTCAGTGTGTGTTCTTTGACTCGTACTTTATTGTTAATGATCCAACTAACATAGGTCGATTCTACATCTCTGACTCGTACGCTACTGATGCAGCTAATTCATTCAGTGCAACATCATTCGCTACAGCTGAACGTGATCCTGATGGTTTAGTATCAATCGTAGCTAATAACAGAGAGTTATGGTTCATTGGTGAGGAAACAGCTGAGGTATGGTACAACTCAGGTGCTCTGACAGTACCATTCGAGCCGGTACAGAATGCTTTCTCTCAATGGGGATGTGCCGCTGAGTACTCAACAGCTGAGGCAGACGGCTCTGTGTTCTGGCTAAGCAAGAATAAGCAAGGCCAAGGACAGGTAATACAGACTAAAGGATACAATCCTACAATTATTTCAACAGATGCTATCGCAACTAAGATAGCTGAAATGAGTGTGATTAATGATGCGTTTGGATACACTTATCAGGCATTTCGTCACACGTTCTATGTTCTAACCTTTCCGACAGAAGCAGTCACTTTAGTTTATGATATAGCCACACAAGCATGGCATGAATGGGTATCTAAAGACATCGGTAGGCACAGAGGCAACTCCCATTCATTCTTTAACGGCGAACATATTATAGGGGATTACACCGATGGTAAGCTATATAAGCTTGATTACGATGTTTACACTGATAATGGGGATGTTATCACGAGGAAGAGGCGATCTCCACATCTACATACCGACGATAAATATGCTTTCCACCGCTCTTTAAGGATTGACTTCAAAGAAGGTGTGGGTAATGGCTCTGAGACAGACCCTCAAGCAATGCTTAGGTTCTCAGACGACGGAGGACACACGTGGAGCAACGAACGCTGGCGTAGTATAGGTGCAGTAGGGGAATACAAGAATAAGGTGATATGGCGTAAACTAGGGCGTTCTGATGACCGTGTGTACGAGTTAACTATCACAGACGGTGTGTTTGCTGTAGTTTTAGACGGTTACGCTGATATAGATACCTCTGGAGCTGAGAATGTCACATAGAACACCGATACACCCTGTTTCAGAGGTAACACCTGAATGGCTTAAGCAAGTATCTCAGTTCAGTTTAGATGTCAGACAGATTGAGGTGGATATAGACGTAACGTCTGTCCCAGCTAATACAACCTCTGAACAAGATATTACAGTTACAGGTGTAAAGGCAGAGGATACCGTTATCTCTGTTAATAAACCCTCTCACAGCACAGGCTTAGGTATCGTAGGATACAGAGTATCAGCAGATGATACAATCTCAATCACTTACATGAACGCAACAGGTTCTGCTATAGACCCTGCCTCAGAAGAATACATTGTACTTTTATTAAAGAATAGGATTTGAAATGGCTAATTTTATCAGTTCCTTATGGGATGATTTAACAGGGAAAACAGCTGCTGAAGAGGCTAGTGCTGGTATGCAGCAAGGAACAGCAGCTGCTACCGCTTTAGGCGAGAAAGGTCTTGCTCTTCAGCAAGAAGCCCTAGATTGGACTAAAGAGCAATGGGAGCAACAACAAGCTCAGATAGCTCCATTCCAAGCGGCTGGCTTAGAGGCCCTTTCTCGTTACCAAGCCATTCAAGCTGACCCAACAGCGTTAGCTGAAGACCCTACCATGCAATATCTACAGAGGGTAGGTCAAGAGCAGGTTGAATCCTCTGCGGCTGCTCGTGGTACTCAGTTGTCAGGGCGTACCTTAGAAGCCTTGAGTGAACGAGGTACAAGTATTGCTGCTCAGTACAGAGGGCAGGTGTTAGGTGAATTATCTAATCTGATGGCTATGGGTACAGGTACAGGACTGCAAGCCACAGCTGGCGCTACAGGTGCTGTTGGTGCAGCTACCGGTCAGGTTGCTAAAGGGTACGGTTCTTTAGCCGACCTTGCACAACAAAGTGGTATGACTCAAGCAGCTAATATCATGGGTGCTTACGGAGGTATGTCTAGCTTATTAAGTGGTGGTTTAATGGCTGGCGCTACGTATTTCGGAGGTAAAAAGTAATGGCTGTTGATATCTCACAAACATTAGCAATGATTGCAGGAACACCTGGAAAGACAGTCGGTCAAGGGTTATCTAAAGCTGCTCAGTTGTACAGTCAGAAAGAGGCGCAGGCTGCTGCTGTTGATGTAGCTACCCAAAAGAATAAGATTGAACTGGCTAAGTTTAAAAAGACAACAATGCAAGATTACAGCTTCGCAATGGCTAAAGCTATGCGCGATAACCCGACAGAGGGTAAGCAGCGCGATATTGCATTAGCTGATGTTACTAAACAACACATGCCTAACCTTACATTAGCTGGTATCCCAGAAGAGGCACGGGCAGGATTATCAGCCGGTGATTATGACTCTGAAGAGCAATTCACTAATATAGCAATGACTAATAAGAACTACGCTACTTTACTTGCCCCACAAGATAAAGGTTATTCTGCAATGGTAGAGGTTCCTGGCGCACCTGAAGGTACTCTTGGTCAAGTCAATAATAAAACAGGTGAGTGGGAAGTTAAAGTTAAACCGAATTCTCCGCTAGTTTCTATTAGCAATGAAAAAGAAGCAGCTAAGTACGCTTATAAAAAGCTCGATGCTGCTGAAACTGTTAGAGGATTAGCGCAGAAAAAGATAGAGACTCTTGGTTTTATTGATCAACAAATGGCAGGGATAAAAACAGGTTCATTAACAGAGGTGAAAATGGCTGTTGGTAAACTCGCAGAATCCTTTGGAGCGACTATGCCTGACACGTCTAACCTAGAAGCAGCGAATGCTGGAATGGGTGACTTAACGATGAGTGTTTTAGCTGAATTCAAAGGTGCAATCTCAGATGGAGAACGTAAATTTTCAAGGGAACTGATGCCTAAGTTAACACAAACAGCAGAGGGTCGTGCTCAAATATCCAGCTTTATACGTGCTGGCTCTGAAAGGGCAATAGAGCACCACCGACAGATGGATGCTTACATTGCTGAGAATGGAACATTGCACGCTAAAGGCGGGAAAGATTCGTTCTTTAAACAATGGGACGAGTACCAGAAAGCGAATCCTTTATTCTCAAAGGAACGTCAAAAAGAGTTATCAGTAATCGCAGATTCAACACGCACAGGTAGAGATGAATCCGGTAAAAGAGTTTACTTATTATCGAACGGTAAAACTGTTTATTCAGACGGCTCGGAGTACAAAGAGTAATGAGCATCACATGGGATAAAGGTGTTGTTGAGAAAAAGGGTGTTGTCTGGGATGATGCTGCTCCAGAGTCTGTTGATTTATCTATTCACGAGCCAGAAGTAGAAACTGATAAAATAGCAGACTTCAAGAAAATGATCCGTGCATCAGACCCTTTGGTTCGAGCAATGAAAACCTCAGAAGAGCAGGAGATTGCTTTCGGTAAAGGTATGTCCTCTGTGTACGCAGGGTTGAAGCAGCTTTATTTAGAGAACTTTGGTGATCCAGAAACTTTAAAAATGTTTAATGAAAAGATTAAACGTGAAGATGAGATTTACAATAATTCAGATTTACCTGATTCTTGGAGTAATAAAATCTCTTTATTCTTAGGAGAGGCTACACCTTACATGGCAGTTGGTACATTAGCCCCGACTGTGGCAGGTACAGGGACAGGTGGTGTTCTGATGCGTACAGCGGCTTCATCGGCTGCTGGTGGAGCTACATCTGGGGCTATGTTTGTAAATGACGGTGAATCAAGATTGTCTAATCTGTACAAAGGTATGGCGATGGGGGCATTCGGTCAGGGTGTTGTTGATGCTTTTACTCGACTACCTAGATTTGTGGCTACACGGTACTTATCCGCTGCTCAAAAGACAGAAGCGTACAAAGAAGCTGATAACCTAATAAAACACGTAAAAGATAACACAGGTATAGATGTTAATTTAGACTTATACCAAATGTCTTTAACTCCATCAGCGCAATCGGCGATGATTGCTGAGGCTAGATCCCCTGCTGGTGCAGACTTTCTGTCTCAACGGGCGATGTCGTCTGTTAATAAAGTACGTACAGTTTACTTTAAAACACTGGCAAAGTACGCTAATGTTAAAACTAAGAGTAAATCATTAGTTGCTAATGTACACAACGCCTTTGATGGTTACGTAGAAACCCTTAAGACTAATCGGAATAATAACTGGCAGAAAATATTTAACGACTTGCCTGATGCTGCAAAGAAAAGTAAGGTGCTTGATCACTTCAATACCAAGAACACAATAGATGATATCATTCTTGATTTAGAGAAACCCCTTGCCCCTCCTGAATATAAATCACTACTCGGCAAGATGTTAAAGCTAAAAGAAGGACTTGGGTCTCAAGGGAAACTATCAGTTGAAGAGTTGCAGTATGTAATGGAGAAGTACGGTAAACTCGCATCTCCTAAAAATATACCTACCAGCTTACAAGGGCAAGAGTCTGTTAAGATGTACGGTCGTGTGTTCGGTGCATTAAAAGATGATCTGGATTCATTTGCTGATGATAAGGCTCTCGGTGCTATCGGACAAACGCTGAAAACAGCTCGTGACAGGTATCGTGTTGATTCAGGCATCATTGATGAAGCTAAGCTGTCAACTCTTGGTAAAATGCTTGGAAAACCTGTACAAGAGTTAAATGTTGAAACTGTATCTAATAAAATAGCTAGTTTATCGGGTGATGAATTAAAGTTCGCCCATAAGATATTCAATAGTATTGACACTCAAGTTATGAAAGATGTAGCTGGTCATACAATGAAAAAAGCATGGAACGGGGCGGTCATCGATTACTCACCAGCTGGTATGCCTAATATCAACCTAACTAAGTTCATCAAAGACCTCCCTAGCGAAGAAAAACTAGGTATTTTACTTAATAATCCAGGTGCTAGACAAGATATTATTAAAACTGTTAAGCTTGTAGATCGAGTCTCTAAATCATTATCAGTTAATGCTAAGAATCCAGTCGAGGGTATTCAAAACATAGCTGGTATCGCAGGCTCTGGTGATACGACCTTTATTAATATCTTTTTAGCAAAGACATTCGGCCCTAAGTTATTCAGGTCTTTGGCAACAAATGAAGGACGTGCTGCTTTACAGACAGTACTAACATCTCAGAATAAACCTGTGGTGGCAGCAGCTATGGCTGTATTAGCTGAACAGAACGATGATTTCATACCCGTAAAAGAGCAGGAGCAGCAGGATGCAAAATAAAGGATCAGGTAAAGGATCGAACGAAGACCTAAAGAAAGCCTTAGAGGAAGTTCTTGACGCAAGAGCACCTGTGGATAAAGAGACTCATATCAAACATCATAAGTTCATTGATGTACTGATTGAAGAGTGGGAGAAGAAGAAAGAGCGTAACGAGAAGATCAAGACTCAGGTTATGGGCTGGGGCGTTATATTATTACTAGGTGCTATCGGTAAAGCTGTGTACCATTACTTTGTTAATCATGGAGGCTGATCGTGCCTAATCCTTTCCAGTACCCTGTCTTTACAGCTCGTCATCCTACGACAAACGTACCCCTTGAAGGTGGTAAGGTTTACTTCTACGATGCAGGTACAACTGATCTAAAAGATACTTACTCAGACAGTACATTACAGACAGCTAATACTAACCCTGTTCAATTAGATGCTAACGGTGAAGCGGATATCTACCTCTCTGGTTCGTACAAGGTTAAGCTAGATCAAGCTGATGATACGCAAGTGTGGGTGTACGATAACATCACTGCGATTGAGGAGCTGTCTGAGTGGACTATCTTAGGGGCAGCTACGTATGTATCAGCTACCTCTTTTACTGTGTCTGGTGATCAGACATCGGTACTGCATCCAGGTAGACGTGTAAAACTCGCTGATTCAAGTACCTTGTACGGTACTATTACAGCGTCTGTGTACGGTGTAGTTACTACTGTCACGGTTGTTCTTGATTCAGGTTCTGTGACTAACTCACTTACTTCTTGTAATTACGGTATTATATCAACTGATAATACTTCAATCGGTTTCTTACAGACAGGTACTGGAGCTAAAGGTCGTTCTTTAAATGATAAGTTATGTGATGTTGTTTCAGTTAAAGATTTCGGGGCGACAGGAGATGGCTCGACTGATGATACAAATGCTATCCAAGTAGGAATAGATGCTATTGCTGAGGTAGATGGTGCTTATTTATATTTTCCCGTAGGTGATTATCTTATAACATCTACCCTGACACTCAGGTCTAATTTGTGGTTAGATGGAGCAGGTGAAGGGACGTTTATGGATTTCACTACAGCAACGGCGTATGATAATTTATTCGAATTCAATGCTGCTCAAATAGATGATGTCCGTATATCTAATATGAGAATACGAGGACAATCTGATGATTCGGATGTAGCTAAATTGTCGGAGGGATGTGCTGTGTGTTTAACATCCTCTTCAAGAATGGAAAGATTTAAAGCCTTTAACTTAAGAATCGAACGCTTCCATCAAGGTATCCGTATTAATCAAACAGCCGGATTTGCTGAGTCACCTGATATCTCACATTGTTGGTTCGACGAGATAGCGTACTCTTGTATAGACTTAAGGAATTGTAAATCACCTACTGTATCCCATAATACTTTTGATCTGAACAGGACAGGTGTTGGTAACGCAGTAGATACTATTGTAGGTGTATGGGCAGCGGCAGGAGAGACGGGAGAAGTCAATAATACAATGGTACGAGTTATTGATAACACTGTATGGGAAGGCTCTGGAGAGAGTATTAACATACAGGCATCCACAGCTACTATTACAGGAAATACTGTCGATAATGCTGGTCCTGATGCTATTATGTTTGAGCCAGTTGTACAAACAGCTCCTACTTTAGATGAGTCGAGACACGTATCTGTCATCTCTGGGAACGTAGTGACTAACTACGGGGATCGGGGGATAACTGTACGTAATGATCCTGCGAACAATACAAGGGCTGGTACACATGTTGTAATAACTAATAATGTAGTAGAAACTGGTACTCAGGGTATGCGTATCGGTTGGGGTACTGCAACCACATCAGGGCCAGCTAATATCCTTATTGCTAATAATTTAATATCCGATGCTACCGGAGCGAGTATTGTATTACAAGATGCCTCTGGGGTCACTCTTAGCGGCAATATGCTGACTGATTCAGGTGCTCAAGGCATGAATATTATAGATAGCGATAATATCTCTATAACAGGTGGATTCGTTAAAGGGTCAGGTGCTACCTCGGATGGTATCGTTCTTGATGGTACAGATAATGTGGTGATGACGGGTGTTCTTATTGCTAATACAGGGAGGTATGGTATAGAAGTATCGAATTCATCTGATAATGTTAATGTATCTTATAACGTGTTTGAAGATGATCAAGGTACGCCCACTATGGATAGTGGTGTTCATGTTACATCAGGTACTAATATTTATCAACAAGGTAATACTGTTAATGGAAATACAGGAGTCGCTATCTCAGGTGTTATTATCCCTACTTTAGCGAATGACGCTACCCCTAGCGTAAAGAACGGCTCTGTATTTTTAACAGGTGGAACAACTACAGTGACCGATTTTGATGATGGATTTACTGGACAACAGATAATTATCTTATCAGAACATAGTATCACTATAACAGACGGTACGAATATATTCCTTAACGGATCTGCTAATTTCGTTATGGCAAGCTCAGATAGCTTAACTTTACTACAAAAAGCAGACGGTAAGTGGTACGAAGTATCTAGGAGTGTGAATTAATGGGCATTGTATCAATACTTCCAAGTTTAGTATCATTAGGGTCTGAGGTGTAAAATGAATTTACTAAGTTTAATCGGAAATATCTTTCAGCCAGCAGCTGATCTAATTGATAATCTCCACACCTCTGAAGAAGAAAGACTTCAGGTTAAGATGAAGATGTTCGAAGCTCAAATGGAAGCTGCACAGCAAGCCCAGAAGTACGAGTCAGAATTACTTAAAGCTAAAGCTGAAATAATCACGGCAGAGGCTAAAGGTGATTCGTGGATTCAGAGGAACTGGCGACCAGTTACCATGCTGACATTCCTTGTGCTTGTTGTGCTGGATGCTCTGGGTGTCCTACCTAACCCATTAGCACAGGAAGCGTGGACATTACTTCAGCTTGGATTAGGCGGGTACGTGGTAGGACGTTCAGTAGAAAAAGTTACGCCAATGGTAACTAAAGTAATGAGAAAAGACTAACACCAATCGGTCATTACATTGTATTTCCTAGCTTTCTTTCTGTTCGCTGAAGTGTATAACAACTGTAGATTGTACTCACAATGTAGTCCACAAACTAAAGGGTGATTAAGTGGTATAGTGTGATCAACTTCTACCCCCTCCTTCGTCCTCTCCCCTTCCATGATTGCACCTTCATAAAATAACCTGATATACCCGTCGTTCGCCCACGCAGGAGATGCGTTTAGTTTATCTGCACGTACTTTTGCTGCGTATATTAACTCATCACACCTATTGTTCTTATACCATTCTTTTCTATATACCCTCAAGTTTTCTTTATTTTGTCTCTTATAGTCCTTGCTTTTCTCTAAACATTTTCTCTTATTGTTGTGATAATACTCACGACCCTTTTCGTTTAACTCTTCCTTGTGTGTGGCCTTGTATACCTTATTTAACTGTTTCGTACAATCCTTACAATAAGTGTGACACCCATCTGATGCTGATTTTTGATTATGGAATTCATCAAAACCTTTTGTTTCATTGCATATTTTACATGTTTTCATATTTTCTCCTAAAAACCCTCCGAAGAGGGCTTATGGGAAGAGGACGACTAGCTACACCTCAAACGTCTGTGGGAACTCAGAATCAATCTTAGCCTTTTGTTTAGCATCCTCTAGTGAAGAGCAGCCACATACCGAAACATATCGCCAATATAGATCAGTATAGTATGGATCATCCCTTATCCATTCCTTTTTCCGTAATTCAAATGGAAATTTATCAGATACTTTTACATCATTTTCCAGTGTAATGCTAGGAAAATACACAACCTTATAAGTATCAGCAGCCTCAAACTCTGCTTTAGCTTCGGCTAACTTCTCTTCTTGCTCTCTGAACTCTTCTGCTGTTAATTTCTCTGCCATCTCGAACTCCTGCTTAAAGCTATTATTTAATACGTTTGTTTGACCTACATCGTCATAATAAATAACGACATCTTCACCATCTGTTACACTCACTGATACCGGTTTCCAATTAGTCATCTCCGCCTCTATCTGGTTTAATAAAAGAAATCTTTACGTTCTAATCCAATCAAAGTCCTCATATCAATATGAAGGAACTGCTTTTCTACATTCAGTCCAACGCTCCAACCTAACTCCCTTGCTAGATGATGTAACTCTCCCCTCGCTGTTCCGTCCATCCCTCTGATACTTATATCAGCTGCTAACGTCCCTATCCCTCCCCTCTCCTTGTTCTCTGTAAGATGTAGACTCCTAGGGTGTCCTCCTACAGCCTCGTTATGAGCAGGGGAGCGACAGCAAGATGTTATAGTCATTGACTTCCCCCATCTGAATCTTAATCGAGAGAGTTCCTGGAGGAACCCTGTATGGAACCGCATTGTACCTCCTCCTTTACATTTAAGTTCTTTAGCGGAAAAATGAGGAATTACCTCAAAGTCATCTGGAACCATGTAAATTGCACCCATCATTTTCTCCCGTGATTTTCGTGAAAACCGTATCTCTTTTCTGCAAGTTTACGCTCAAAACATGCCTCTTCAAAATCATCAAAACGTCCTATATACTTTAATACATTATCAATACCTATAGAGACCTGCCATTTGTTGTGTCTTTTGTGCCAAGAGACTCCAACAACCCCTGATGTATTATTACTACGTAGTTGCGTATTACAACAATTGGTTTGGTTATCAACCACTCTCAAGTTAAATATACTGTTGTTTAACCTATCACCATCTATATGATCTATCTGATCTTTAGGCCAATTACCTGTGGTATATAACCACGCCAATCTATGAGCTTGATATTTTACACCATCTATTTTTATACGCCAATATCCGTTATTTTCTTTCCACCCCGCCTTTAGTTGTTTGCTTACACCGCTTCTTCTTTTCTTCCAATAAAAATCTCCAGTACTTACGTTATAATCTAACAACCCTTTAAGCGCATCCTGTGTTAAGCTCATTGCCCGCAACTCCCACCGTGTCCGGTTATATCGCAAATATCGTGCTCTTCAAAAACAGTACCTTTATGTTGCATTGCTTTCTCGTACGCTACAACTGTTAAAGGTTGACCGCCTCTTGAACCATCAGGATAACAAGTAAAACCTCTAAGGCGATGAGCGTACCGAAGTAGAGTTTCAGCATAATATTGTACTTTTGATTCGTTGTTTTCATTACTACCCCACTCAGGGAGATTGATAGTTGAACTAATAGCCATATCAACATAATCCTGTATATCAGCTTGGAATTTAATCCGACGTTCTGGGTCTTTAGCTAAACTCAAAGCTGTCTCTATTGTTTCAGGATCAACACCGTACTCTGTAATCAAATGTTCGGCTGTAGCATCCACCACATACTCATACTTCCACTTAGTACCTTCTACCAAATATCTCCGCTTGTAAGCAACAGCAAATAAAGGTTCAATACCTGTGGTTGTGCTTGCTAGGATACCGATGGAGCCGGTTGGCGCGATAGCACGGTAAGCAACTGGTTTCGATATAAATAGCCGCTCACAATGTTGATCAGCTGATTCTTTAGAGTAATCACGATACACAGAGAGCCACTTATGCAACTCAGGGGTTACTTCATACGTCAAACCTCGCTTCAGTAACCATTCATGTATACCCATCAGTCCTAAACCTAAACGTCTGTTCTTCTCACGAACATCGTGTACTTTCTGGTAAGGTAGTTCTGCACGTATAGTGCCGCAGACTAAGAATTCAGAGGCGATCTCTACAATTTTTTTAAACTCTTCTATATTTTCAATATTACCTAGGTTTACGGAACCAAGATTGCAAACATCAGAATCATCTTCTGATACAACTTCACAGCATGCATTCCTAAGCGTTTGATTTAATTGAGAAAAAAAGTTAAAGCTTAATCCTGGCTCTCCTGTGATCAGTGCTTGACGTACATTCTGTACATATAATTCAGGTATTTTTTTAATCACTAAATCTTCGCCTGATTTATAAATACTCTCAATCTCTTCTATACTTAACTGATAGACTTCTTCTAAGAAGTCATTATCATAATTTAAACTGATGTTAGTCATATCAAGAGGGGCTGGATAGTTGAAATCCACCTGCTTAGCATCCCACATTGTATAAGGCGTACCGTCCTCTTTTAACTGATCACCTATTTGCATACTATGCCAATCTTTAGCAGACAAAAACTGAGGGGCATCTTCATGCTGCCAGTTCAATGACGCATATATAGCAGAACGTCTAGATCCACCCTGCATGACATTACGGCCTATCTCATTCACAGTTTTCATCAAGGGTATAGGACCGCTAGATTGACCACCTGTCCTAGACAGTATATGGCCTTCTGGACGGAAAATACTATAGTCAATACCTATACCACCACCAGTCATTAAACAAGACATACTGCGTTGTGCCACAGCTGCCCATTCTTCGCGAGTATCCTCCTCTCCTTTTAAGAGGTAACAATTATTATAGAAACGTGCTGTACGACCAGCATAATACACGTACCGACCCCCTGGAAGGAACTTCATATCAGTAATAGCTTGAATTAGAAACTCCCTATTCTCCTCTGACATCAGCGGACGTTCTGTACCTCCATTTGTACCGCAAACTGAATCTACAATAGTAATAGCCCGTTGATACCATGTTTCGTTCTGTGTAAGAGCATACTTCTGGTAAAATATGTTCTTAGCAAAACTTGTCTTAAATGACTCTTTGTTCATCTGCTCTCCTTATTTAAACCTAATTAAAATACTAATTAAAAGCAATAATAATACTTAAAGTGATACTTAAAGCAATAACTAAACTTAACAAAAACGCTATAAATCCATGACTAAGGTGCTTCACTCTCATTCTCCCGTAAAAAGGTTTCGTACTGTTCAGCTTTACTGATATCTTGCTGAAGATCATCTTTTTTACCAGCTCTGAACCTGTATTTCAATGCGTTACCCTTTAGATAGCCGATGTACTCTTCTGGTGTCAGGATATTCTTAATTCCTTGGATAGCCTCTAAGTCAGGGAACAGCATGTAATGCTTAGGTGACTTGACTATGTCGTGAACCACGTCGTGTGTAGCTGGTTCCCATCGCGCCCACTCAACAGGGTTATCACACTGCCAACAAACATCGTTCTCTCCTCCATCCCACTTACACGTGCGGCACCTCTTTTCAATCATTTCAACCCCTCTTTCAGCTCAATCAGCTTATCTTCCAGCCGGTTCAAACTCTCCTGCCACTTGCGTATAACCACCTCCAGCCTCTCCTGATCCGATACAGCGTCCATTGCTTGATTCAGCTCGTTCTGGAACTGATGCAGCGCACGACGCTTCTCAGGGTCTTTGACGGAGTTAATGAAGTCTGATATCAGATGCTTGTATTTTATGTCTTGTTCAATGGTCATAGTATTTGTTTCCTTTGAAGGCTACGTACAGCAGACTCTTGAACTAATCGCTTAAAATCCAGCTCGTAAAACCATGCAACACGGCCTTTAAATGGAAGTCCTTTAACTTCACTTATAGAGTACGAAGTAGGCCAACCACCATGAGCTTTTTGAACTTCTCTGATAATTCCATACCCACCTATTTGAACCTCTACAATATCACCCGTCATGTACACAGGATCGTGCATTGGTTGCATACTTGCCCACTCTAGGTCAGTAGTTCCTTCTCTGTGCTGCTCAGTGCTTTTACCGAATTCACTCCAATCTATATTATCGAAATAATCCTCCCAGTACGCCTTTAAGTCAACTTCCTGTATATCTCTAATTTTATCTGCTATATGTTTATCTTTTTCACTCATAGTTTATTATTCCATCTTCCAGACTTCGTTAACTGCATCGGCACAAGTATCGGCCTGTCTTCAATCAAAGCCCCTACACCGATGATTGGCTTGTTATTCGTGTACCCTTTTGAGTAATTAAACGCTGGACTTGAAGTATCAATCAAACAACCTACTGTCATACTCCATCTAAGTACCTCTGTATCAGCGAAGTACTCAATACCAAAGGTCCCGTGATGATGTCCCTGGACTGAGTGATGAGAGTGCGTCTTAGCATTCGTCAGTGTATTCCTCGACATAGCGTGTACCATCAAGCAATGGTTGTACTTATCTACCTTGAAGTAATCCCTATCTGTCCATTTCCAACCTTTGATCTCGTACATATCATTATAAGACTTAATATGCTCTAAAGGTATCTCAGCCTGTTTCGCCTTCCTTGTACTCATCGAGCAATGATTACCTATTGAGACAGTCATTTCAGGGAACAGTTCATTCATCTGTTGTACAAATTTCTTAGCCCGTGTATGCTCCTCTTTAGCTGATAATGTCCCATATTCGATAGGGTGAAAAGAACTAGCGTGGTTATCGACAATATCACCAACTGACTTAGCTATCTCGATATCATAAGCGTCCTTAACAGCTGTAAGGAAAGATAATGTATCCTTATGGTGAAATGGTGCATGTGTATCTGAGATGAATAAACAATTCTTCATTTACTGCACTCCTGTACATCTCCAGTAACAACATCAAATATATCGTTAGAATCTACGAACTCTGTTTTATTCCAGAATAATCCTTTCACAACAACCTGTACGTACAGTCTTTCGAATTCATTTACCGTCTCTATGTACCACTTACCCGTGAATTCCTGTATTTCAAGGGCTCCCATCATGTACCTCTCCACATAATAAACTGTTTTCATAAAAGTCCTCTTCGCTTAAGTTCAGCCTTAACAGCTACGTTAAAATCTTTAACAGGCACGTTACGTTTCTCTAGCTGTACACTGATGTACAGAGAAGCACTCTGGACAGCTTGATCAGAGCTGTACTGACACCGCTTCAGCTTCTCGACCATATCAACGTAGTCTTCAGCCAGGTCGCGGTACATGTGTTCAGCTATTTGGATTACACGCGCATTCATTGATATGCTCATCTGTAACTATCACATTCAAATTGTCTGCATCGACCCAACGAGTAAAACACCACAGCTTTGTACCGACTTTATGTTTCCATTCAAAACATAAGAACTTTCTGGTTTCGTAGACTGCGATATCTTTTAGATTAAAACACTCGATATATAGGTAGTACTCATCATTGTATCTTGAAATCATCCACCGACCTGTGTAGTCAGTCCGATCATGATTATCCTGCACTAACGTTACATTCATTTTTCCATCCACGCACCAGCCTCGACTAACAGTTGTTTCAGTATCTCACCGTCCTCTCGTCTTGTCTGGTTCAGGTCAGACATCCACAAGGTTGCTTGGGTTTGCAAATCCATAAGAAAAAGTGCTGTATCGTTGATCTGATCTCTCATTCGGTCGTCCATTACAAGCTCTCTTTTAGTTCATTAATCAAATCTTTGTACTTCTGTTTAGTCCTTGCCCGCTTCACAGAGTTCATTTTCTTTGTCAGTTTCTTGATCTCTTTCTCTGTATCTGTCAAGTGTGTATTGTGGAATGGCTTGTCTCTGTGGTCAGACTCTAGTAACTTAACACAATTCCTTAAGTAGTCCACGTAATCAATCTTACCGTTCCGTCTAGCTGCGTTCTCAACCCTGCCTAACTGAGCGTTACACCATCTGTGTAAGACAGCTCGACAGTGGCCTGTGGTATGGCAATGATCTAAACTTTTATCATCACCAAGGGGTGTTTCACACAACATACACAGACCGTGTTGTTTCTCAGCTAACTTGTTCCGGTACGCCTCTTTCTCTTTCTGGGTAAGTCTGCTCACATTAATACCCAAATGAATCCATAACGATATCAGAAGCCTCGTCTAATTTATACACCACCTCTTTTAACAATATGTCGAACTTCTCCTGGTCTTCTGAGCACATGGTGACATGGTTGTATGCTTCTATATACTCTACAAAACCAACTACACTGTCTAAATGATCTTTATTAATCTTCATATCTCAGTCCTCCCAATCGCCAGTAATTTCCAATTCACCTCGTACTGATCAAAGTAGCCTTGCTGCTCGTATAGCTCTTTCACTGCTTGCATCCTCTCTGCGGCTGTGTTGTACTTCAAAAGGAAGTCTCTTGCCTTACCTGCACCGTACCCTGTCTTACCTAATGAACCACTCTTCAGTGGTGCTTTCAGTGGACTGATAATCCAGTCTACTTGTTTATCGCCTGTCAGGAGCTGGAATGCTAAGAAGCTATCAGCGTCTTCCATGTCAGTCTCGAATACAAATCCTGAGCCTTTGTTCTTCCATTTATGTTTCTTTCCCGGAAAACAGAAAAAATCTTTATCGATAAAACTAGCTACTGCGTTTGAGTCATTACCTTCCAAGAACCTATAGGCTATCTCATCATCCGCTTCGAATCCTAGTCTTGCTTCAGCTGCACCGTGATACTTAATAAGGTATTCTCTGATCGCTGTGAACCAGAACGGCTTAGGGACGCCTTTTCGGTTACTTTTGTATTCAGGGTATACACCATATCTGAAGTTCTCAGGGCTGGATAACCAAGGCTGAAGATGCTCACACTCAGTTTCCTCTTTAACTCGCTGTAGTATCAGCTTCACTGAATGAAGTACAAAGCTTACATCTTCATTCTCGTCATCTGATATATACAGAACACTGTCTGCATCAAAGTGAGTTATACGCCCCTTCTGGACTGTCCGCTCTGATCTGGCGGGTAATTTTAATGTCATTCTATCACGACCTCACAAGACTCTGAACAACCACCATCAGCATCTAAATCCAGCTCTAATGTTTGCCCGTTATAAAACTCTCCAGCCATCTTAAACAGATTGGTTGTACTGTTATTTCCTCTAAAAAATACCCTATCAGTGCCTTGTATTGGACACTTAACTGTTCCGTACAATCCTTCCATTTTACGTGGAAAATCATAAATCTCAGGGGATTCTTGTATTAACTGGTAATGCTTTTTAAATGATTTTTTCCAGCACCATTTGCAATTCCCTTGATACTCTTCGAGATTTAAAGTAAAATCCTGATCTTCCCAAAAATCATTTACGTCTACTTTATCGAGGGGGTAATCAAACCAATCTATTAAAGGATACACAATACCCTTCTCTTCAGCCTTTTTATCGCACCTCCTTTGCTCATCACCCCTGATTCCAATAGCTACCTCATAATCTCCTTTTTTCCAACCTAAGCTGCGAATATAACTCAACATCGGTTGTAATTTCAACTCCCTTGTACAATGAGGATATGCTTGGTTCGATATTCCGTACTTCGCCATAACAGCTTCAAAAGGTTCTCCGTTTCTGCTTGCCGTTTCAAAATTAACCACCTTATGCTTAGTTCCTTTGCCGTTTTCAGGGTCTACTACAGCCTCTACCCATACGGTATTCCAACCCCATCTTTCCGTACACATCTGGACAAACTTCAAAGTCTCTTCATGTTCTTGCCCTGTGTTAGCGAATACTACAACCTTCTTATATTCAGGGTATTCCTCTGATATCCGTTTAGCCATGTATGCAGATGTCTTTCCGCCACTGAATGAAATCCATAACTTGCTCATGTTTTAGCTCCAATCATCCGTTCAATTACCATTGACACCTTGGCTCCAACGAGAGATCCCGTCACTGTTCCGGCGATATAAGGAATAGCTAACCACACAGTCATATCAGCAACAACAAGCTCGCGTATGGTTAAAAACCACAACCCATTACTAAACACAGAACAAATAGCATGGTAGGTCATGTTATCCCTATTTCTTGAGCGAGACACCATTGTAAAACTAATATTTTGCACAAATGATAAGAATAGTATTGTTATATATACCACAATCAACTCCCAATCAAATCAATGTGACTAATACACATCACGATCCTATCAAATCAAAATTGTTAAGTGCTAGAACCATCGCCATCCGGCGTGTCTCTCCCTGCTTAAGCTGGAAGTGGAACTCACCGATGATATCGTCGAAGTACACTGAATCGAATATCAGGTCAATCATCAGGTGGATGTACTCTCTGTCTGTTGTCTCTGAGTTGTTCATTTATTTAACTCCGGTATCTCTTTTGCCCTGAGCATAATGCTTTTATCATTCGAGTCCCAGTTATTACCGTACACGCCTTGGTTAGAATGATACGCTGATTGTCGAACCCATCCACCCCTACAGTCATAGAACGACCCTGAGAATATGTTCGCTTCGATATTTCGATCATCTAGTGTAGAAAGAGCATTCTTCTCAAATTCTGTCTCTGGGGTGATTACTAACTGAACAGTACCGTCCTCTATATAGATTGCGGTTTTCATAATCCGCTCCCTAACGTACTCTCTAAGAACATAACTAAATCCTTCTTCTCGTTGTACTTGAACCCTGAATCCCGCCACTTAAAAGCTAACTCAGCGACACGCTCTGCTTTAGCGCAGTCTGATACAAGCATATTGTCTAAATATCCCTGGACGTACTCGACTGACTTGTGTTGTACTACGCAGTCACCATCGACAATCAACCACCACGTTCCTGATTCAGGGTCTCGTTTCAGGTGTGGTTTTGGGTACGGGTCACTCATTCATCTCTCCATCACGCGTCCCTGCGTGGGTATGTGTATAAATTAATTGGCGGTAGCTTCAGATCAGGCCAATCAAAAGGGGATGTCGTCGTCATCGAACTTAATCGGCTCACCCGCCGCTGACGCATGGTCTGCGTTGGCTTCAGTAGCGTAATCATTACCTAAATCAGCCTGAGACAGCTGGTTATCGAATAACCACTTAGCTAGTCCGTACAGTGCTTGTTGTACGTCCTCACCATTACCCGCTGCTGGCGCGAGAGTCGCTGCTGCAACACCGCTTTGGTATTTAGCAGGGATAGGCGCAAGCGCAGCTACGTTATCGTACACTTTACTTGAATCTTTCTTGTCAGGTGTGTGCTCAACGATAACATTCACTGGCGTACCGAGCAATGCCTCCCAGTCAGGTACATCCTTATCCTGAGCTGTAGGAACAAAAGCAGAGTACATCTTGAACTCACCTGAGTTCTCGAACATGTTCTGGTACACAGGGAATGCCTTCGTCCACATCATGACAGGCTTCTCTTCGCCATCCATTGTAAAGGTCTTACCTACGATCTCGATGCCTAAGCATAGGTTCTGGAAGTTACCTTTGAAATCACCCATGTACTCACGACGATGGAAGCCTACGTCTGCAACGTAAACTAAACGTCCCTCATGCTCACCAACCTCTAGGTTCTGGTACTCGATACTGGATTCTGATTTAGGTGTACCTTGCGGTGCTTGTCTGTTTAAACTCATTACTTTTCCTCTGTGGTTTGTGTGCTAACTTGTGTCTCGTTTAAAATCTCTTGTCTGATGGTCGAGAGACTGTTGATAGTAAAATCAATATCCTCAATCCCCTCTAACCATATTCCTTCAAAGTCATCATCTAAATCTAGTAAAACACTATCTCCATTTAACAATATAGTATAGTTTTCTTTTGTAAACTCCATCATTCACTCCTCTTTAACTCTTTGACCGCGTGTGTTCGCGGAAGTTCAACTTTGTTTTAACTTTGTTCAAATTAAATTAATGGCATTCAAGCCAGCTCTGACCTACAGAGTACTCACCGTCTAACGGTACATTCATCTTGAAGTACTCTCCTGCCTTAACAATACTTTTGACACCGAGTTCACCAACCAGTTCCGCGTACTCTGGGGATGTCTGGAACAAGCCTTCGTCGTGATAAACCACTACTCTTTGTGCGGGTACACCTCTCTGCTTTAACCATTTATCCATGAAGACTAAACTTAAATTCATAATCTTCTGACCTGCTGACTGACATTTCGCATTAAAGACTGAATGTTTAGCTCTAGTGACAATCTTAGAACCATCAATGGTTGTAATGAACTTCTTACTGTTCTTTTCAAATTCACGCTCTGTCTCCTCAATAGCTGATCGTAAAGCCCAGTTCTGTTCCCAGTACGCATTCCACCATACTTCAGCTTGCTTCAGTGGTACGCCTAGTGTTCGTGCTAGTGTAGGTGGTTGACAGTTGTACTGTAAAGCAAAAGTTCCAGGTTTTATGTCCTGTCGTTCATCCTTCTGTACATCCTGCATTGGCTTACCTAACCATACACTTGCGTTCTCTGTATGTTCATCCCAATCAGGGTCAAGTAGCTTATCAGCGTATTCACCGTTATCAAACGGATAAGTGTAATGCCCTTTAACCCTAGCCTCTAATGAGCTAGCATCATAGCCTACTAATACCTTGCCTTTAGGGGCTTGGAATAATGATCTGAATTCTGCACCTAGTAAAGAAGTTGAACGAGGGATATTAGCGACAACCCTGTGCTTCTCTCTATGGGTATTAGTCAAGCCACTAGAAGAAGCAGGGAGTCTACCATCGATCTTTAAACGGGGGTGATTTAACCACCCTGTACCTTTATCCTCATTCAACAGGACACTTCTACGATTACGCAAAGATAGCCACGTAGTGATAGGTTTAACGATTTGAATCTTATCACCTAGTCGTTCCAGGTTAGGGCATAACTGACCGTTCTGATGTAGTTTTGGGGATGTTTTAACCAGCTGCCCTCTCTCGTCTCTGACCTTTTGTCCATTTTTAACTTGGTAATTCCATAGTGTCGGTTCCCACCCTATGCTTACCAACCATGCTTTTAAATCACTTTGATGTTTTAACTCCATTGGTAATTCATTTATAATAGGTTTCTCACAAGGAAGTTGCACTTTAATACCGTTCTTAATACCTTGAGCTAATGTAATACCACCATCATTGTAGACGACGCACTCATCGAACCATTTCTCACACAACGTACTGAACGAGCCATCTTTTTTAAATAATTTTTTAGGAGGTGTCCATGCTTTTTCTTCTGTTTTATTTAATGGTCTTTTAGGAAGCACTGGTTCAACAGATTCCTTTATCTTAAGCATCTCTGAATCTATATAAGTTACCAGTTTAATAGCAGTTTCAATATCAAACATAATACCTTGCCGTTCCTGAGCTTGCATAAGATCAAAAGTTTTTAAAGATAATTTAATATTAAAAGGAAGTTCTACCACTTTTGCCTCCCGTGATTTGGATGATAATTATATTTACTCTCAGCTGATTTCCTGGCACAACAAGCTTCGAAGAAATCTACATATAGGCCTAAATGAACCTCCTTACCTTTATCTCTGATTCTTACACGGTACTTACCATGAGCTATATCTATACCCATGAGACCAAATCTACACCTTTTACAAATACCTTTGTTCTTACTACTGACTGCGCTCGTTACATGCCTTAAATTTACCCACCTATTGTCGGACGTATTGCCGTTAATATGGTCAATATAATTATCTGGCCATTTCCCTACTATGTACAAGTATGCCAATCTATGTGCTCGTACATTAACATTATTAACCCTTAGACAAATATACCCATGTGGATCTGTACAACTTACTATGCTACCTTTTACTGCACGATTGCTACATGTTGCTAACCATGTAAAAATACCTGTTTCTGGGTTATAATGTAGTACTTTCTTCACATATTCTTGTGTTACAGTATCAATTTTACTCATACTTTATATCCAGCCTCTCACACAAATAATTAAAAACCTGTTCCGTAAGTACCGTATCAGCCTCGCATCGTTCAACATAAACCTCAATCGGCTGGTCTTTCCAATCCTCAACTACAGGCTTCACACCATTCAGACGCTCTGCGTAGGCAGCTAAACCATGCCCGCCTGGAAGGTCAGGGAACCAAGCTCTTGACATTGCTAACGTATCCAGCAGCTGCACTTCCTTTTTAACACCTTGCACAGTAATTGAGTCAGGAAGGACAGAGTAATCGTCGATGATTCCTTGTTGCCTCATTAACTCAAGATCATACCCGAATTGATTGTGTGCAACAATTGTATCGCCATCTTGAAGTAACTCAAAGAACATTGGTACATCATGCACGTATGTATGGCCAAAGTCTTTGCACTGAACACTTAGGCAATGTATCTTCAGATCAGGCTCATAGAGAAGTCCTGTCGCTTCAGTATCCCAGAAGTATATCATCCAGCTAACCCACAATAGCCATGACCTGTCTTGACAAATTCAGGCCCTAATGAACCTTCTTTATATACCATTTTTTCCTCTTCCACCCACATCATACAGTCAGATGCAGCGCAGCCTGTATTGCTATCCATAGAGCCACCAGCGTAAAAACCGGCAACAAACAATGGACACAGTTTAATTCTAGCTTCTTCTTCAGTCATACAACCTCCGCTCTTTCATCATCTCGTAATCGTGGTCAGCTTTCTGCTCCATGTAGTCCTGGATGTAATTATCCGCTGCTGTCGCAGCCTCGAACTCATCCAGCCCTTGTTCGCACAGCTGATCGAACTTCTCTTGCCATGTGTGTTTGTAGTCAGTCATAGATCACCTTTAGTTACTTAATCATTAAGTTTCTTAACTTCAGTGAATACATCACCATTCAACCCACCACAATATATCTCTAGGCCTATAGTCGTGTATGCCTTTGGATAACCTTTTGCTAAGCACTTTGCTTCAGCGTATATGCTAGTAGGCATCACAATAAAAAACAAATAAAACACGAACACTACAAAACCAATAAATACTATTCCCGCTATCTTTTCAATCATACCTCATTCTCCAGCTTTTCTTCCAGTACCTCGATATCACCCAGTAAGAAGCTTACATCGAACCCATCGACCTCAGCTGACAGAACAGAAGTCTCAGCAGGGATAGGCGCTTCATAAGGTTCTATAACCGACTCAGGGATTTCTTCAGTCCGCTCCCAAGCCAGCTCAATCTCGTGTTCTATCTCGATATCAAGCTCATCGATCTGGACCTTCAGGGTGTACGTTTCTGTTTTCATATATCACCTGTTTGGGTTAGTGGTTATCTGTGTATTTATATTCGCCGCTTTGATTTTGTGGGTTTGCAATATCGATTTCTCTTTCATCTCCACAAGCATCGAACAAGACTTTATCCTTTTCTAAATGCTTATAATAAGCGCCTTGCGGCCTCATTTTTCTTTTTCTGGCGCAATACAGTAAAACACCGTTATAATCTTTTGAGTCGTTTATAGAAGATTCCAATAAATCAAGATCATCTTTGCTTATTGGCTCACCATCAGCGCACCCCCAATAAAAGAAATCATTACAGTTCGCATAGAATCTTAACTCGCCGTCCCATAAAATCTCTTCGAATAAATCATGTTCCTGAATAAACCACATCATTTTTATAATAAATTCATTATCCATCTTCTTATCTCCTAATTAACAAATAATTCTACGAATACATAAATTCCCATTAATATTAGACTTATGTTAAATATTAGTTTTAACATCTCTCTCACTCTGCGTTCTCCTTATCGTACATGTATTTACTGAACTTCAAGCACTCTAGTTCTGTGACTGATTTACCCTCATCTGCGGTAAACCGAAGTACCTTGATCTCACACCCTGCTGCTTTGATCTCATGGAACATCAGGTTAGTCCTGATTGTACCACAGCTGGTTAGAGTTGCCAAGGCTAATACCAGTAATAACTTCATTGTACACTCCGTGGAACATCATTAAATGTATTAAAACAACCTAATCCTTAGATTTAGTTGTACTTTTGGTACGTACGTCCCACAATGGACATAACTGTACAGTACAACCCTCTATCTGCTGTCGCCATGCACCGGCCTCTTCAGGGTCGTACACGCAATCTTTGCACTTCTCGTCAATCCTCTTACGTAAGCTGATGCGCTTACCTTTCTGCCCACCTCTTGTTTTCATTCATTTCTCCTGAAAGCATCTTCTATAAAATCATCGAACAACTCTTGCAACTCATCAGGGGTGAAAGTAGCCCCATCACAATCACAACCAGACCTGTCTTCACCATCCCATACGTTAGCATCAACCCATGTTTTACAGAATGACTTCACTTCATCTTGTGCGTTCATACCCCGAACTCCTGCTTACGCTCTAAATAATCACCAGTATCTCTGTCATGCAGTTCTCTATGGCAATTAGCACACAGGACTATACATTTTTCAACCTCTTTCTTCATTGTTTCCTTGTTCTGCTTCGTTAATGCTTTCATCATCATACTGGTTATGTGAAATACCTTATCCCTTGTATGGTGGAAATCCAGTGCTGCAAAGGTTTTATTATATCCGCAACTGTTACACTCTAAAGCTACTAACCTACCTAAATACGCCACCCACTGCATTCTATATTCTCTATACTGTTTCCGCTTACCTTCTGCTACCTTTTCTTTGTTCCTCTCTCTGTATCTCTTGTTTTTAGCTGCAATCTTTTCTTTATTTTCTTGATAATATATCTTCCTCTGTTCATTTAACCGCTCTTTGTTCTTTTCCCTATATTTTCTATCGTATTCTCGTTTCTTTTCTTTGTCTCTGGGTTTCATATACTAAACTCATTTTCTGGTTCTAAGTACGAACCTGTCTCTTCGTTGTACATCACTTCAAACTTACCAGACTTACCAAACCCTGAGTTCAGTAATAAATGGAATGTACTGGTATTCCTTTCGACAGTATCATCAGAGAATTGGTTCCGTATAATACCTAATAAAAACTTAGTCTTCTCAGCCATAGCTCTTGATCCTCTGAACTGAGCTACCTTAACCGCCCCTCCCTCCTCGTGTGTCTTACCTTGAGGTGGCTCTTTAAGGTGAGCAAAGCAATAATAAAAGAAATCTAACTCTTGTGCCATCCCTTGTATTTCATTACTGAACCGTCTTAGCTCCGTCTCTGTTTCAGACGGTGTGAGTCCATCCGTTAATTGAGTAATAGGATCAATAAACACATCCTTAACACCTTCGACTACCACAGCATGACGGATAGCAGGTTTCAGTCTATCCCACATATTACCCGCACCTACGTCTGCAAAACTCGCTTTAAACATAATAATCTTACCATCTAATTCCTTGACAGCTTTTGTTAAATCCTCTTGTGTGAACTTGCCTTGATCAACATGCTCAGGATTATGGAACTGTTTGTTTTTTAACTTACCAGCTACAGCCTTAACTTGTATTCCAGGAGATTGTTCAAAAGAGCAACTGAATATCTTAAGTCCTTCATTAACAATGATGTGCTCAGCCATCTGATTCTTCCACTCAGTCTTACCTGCCTTAACAGCCGCACCGATATAAATACCCTCTCCTCCTCTACGTCCGTACGTTAATCTGTTCAGTGAAGGCCAAGGCCATAATCTACCCCACTTAGGTAATTCAATAGCTTCATTAAAAGCGTCTTGTGTCGTTACTATACTGTCAGGTGGTGTAACCTTTGTATTAAACAAAGCATTAATCAACTCTGACTTCTTACCGTCGATTAGCATCTGGTTAGCGTCCATACCCTCATTGACTGACCAGACTTTCCACTCAGGGTACAGGTCTTTGATCTTCTTAGTCGCTTTATTCCCAGCCTCGTCGTTATCAAGGCAGATATTAACTTCTTTGAACTTACTTAAAAAGTCGCTATTGTCAGATAAGACGGATAACTTGTCAGAACCCAGTAACGCAACACAAGACGGGTACTCTTTGTATCCTCTCCTAAGTCCGTACTCTCTAAGGACTTGTGCGGCAGAACAGGCATCGAAAGCGCCTTCGAATATCCATAATTTATGGAAGGAAGTGCATTCCTGCTGCCCGAACAATCCGGTTCTGATTCCTTTAGTTGAACCGACTCTGTACGGGTGGTGTCCTTGCTCTGCTCGCTTGGCTTCATATCCGACCACCCGATCACCAGAAGTAATAGGACTGTAAACGTTATTAACCTCTCTCGTTTCTTCATTGTAATCTACTACCATTCCGTAATGTTGTAAGGTCTCAGCTGTCAGTCCTCTTGAGGGGACGGGTGCTGGTTTTAAGTTCTGTATATCTTGTAGCTGCATACTTGTATCTCCTGTCTGTACCTCTGTACACTTCACCAGTCCGCTCCCCTCCCGCAGTCCGTTAGTCCTGCACCTGGAGCACCAAGAACCACCGTCCTCGAACAGGATCCTATGATTCATGGTTCTATCACCACCCCGATCATAACATACTTCACAAACGGAATCTCCTATGATTTTACTCACGTCACCTCCTCTTTAACTTTTTGTTTGTGCTTAGTGTGTGGCTCATTCATCACCCGTTATGTTGGTTGGTTAATTTCTTATCCAGATACTTAGCAATTTTATCCGCTGCTTTTTTACAATCAGCTACCATAACTGTTTCCGGTACACACCAGCCATTAAAATACGCGACTTCTTTTTCTATTAACTTGGCTATGTGCCTTTTTATTTTATCGTCCATCTCTCTCACCTCAATAGAATGGTTGTTAATAAAAAGGCTGTAGTCGAATAAATGCACGACCAGCAAACTGTATATATAATTTATTTCCTGACCATCTCGCAGTTTCTAACTGTCGATAGATAAATGACTGATCAATAGCTCTTTCGATTGATAGTATTTCTTCAATATCGGGGGTCACTTATCCGCCTCCTCTGTATTGCTGCGTTGGTTCCATTTATCCAGTGCCGCCTGTTTTTTAAATTCTCCCTGCGCAATATGATAACGACCACGACAATCTATTGTGCAGCAACCGACACGGTAAACAGTTGGATGCCCAAACCCTTGAGGTATTTGACTAATCTCAGCTTCACCACCACAAAACGGGCAAGGCAATAACTTATCTTCACTCATTTTCAGACTCCTTTAGTGCAATCACTGCTTTGCAGATGGCTTCTTGTGGGGATTCAGCGAACACTTGGGTCTTATCGTTCCACTCAGAAGTAGCAGCAGCATTCCATATCCCTGATTTCAATATTTGAATACATATTTTGTATTCCTCCAATAGCTCACCAGCTTGCTGCCAGTTTGTTGAGGGGGTGAAAGCTTCGGGAGTAACCATTCTGTAATCTGGATCATCACAAACTGCATAAGGGAATCCTTTGTCATCTAATGACATGCCCAAAGCCTCAGCCACATCTCTGTCTAATTCGCTCATTTTCAAGCCTCCTTATTTAGTGCCTCAATAAAGGCTTCTGGATCGAGTACTATCTCTGTGATGTCGGCTGTTATGGTCGACTCTCCCTCGCTAGGTGGTGTGGGTAGGGGCATCCAGTGAGTTATGTCTGGTTTGTCTGTCCAGCTATCACCATGCCTGACAAGCCAAATATCACCATGCCATACACCCCACCAGAAGCCCTTACCTTTTCTATGTACCATTACTTCAATATTACTTTCCGGCAGCTCATCAACACTACGCCAGTACACATCTTTAGTAGCACGATAATGATCAGTCAGTAATGCAAAGACATCATCTAACGCAATATCAAAAGTGTCTGATCGACTTAAGCACTCGTACAGTCTTGTTATCTTATCTTCCGTTATCTGCTCTGGTGTGTTCATGTCACTCATGCATCTCTCCCAGTTTATCTAACTGTTTCTCTATATCAGTACAGATAGAGACCATATCAGCTTGATTAAGTTCAGTAGTATTACGGATATATCCCTGTAACTTGTTAAACCCTCGTAGATACACCTGGAGGTACTTCATCTGTAAGCCCTGTGCAGCTAGTACACGCTCTATATTATCAGTACCACCGTTGCTTTCATCTTGTTTCATACTTCATCACCTCTCTTACCTCCAACCATGTACTCTTGAACAAATAACCTCAAGATGTACATCATGTCTGAATGGCTTAAACCATGCCTTCTGGCGTTAAACGTCCTGAACTGCATTTCGTGTAGTTTAGCCTCTGTCATCATATGTCCTCAAAGAAACATCTAAGCAGGTTTTTAATACCTTACCTGTAAATTGTTGAGATTCACGAAGCCCCTCGTTAATGTTTTCAGCCATAGCATCACGTATATCATCTTGACTGCTTTGTATTTGTTCAGCCATGTTGTGCATCTTTTCGGCCATGAAATCATTACCAGTCTCAGAAAATGCTCTACCTAATAGTATTAAACTATAACTAACATCTACCAGTTCATCTGTCGCAGCCGATGTTTTATTGATATATTCACTCATTGCTGTACCTCCTCCAAATCAGGTCTAAATGTACCTCTAGATCGCTCTGTGTTGTCCTGTATCCAATCTTTAACCTCTTGGGCGGGTGTACCTATGTTGAAGAAATAAAAAGCCTGTGTAAGGGCTTCTGCTTCGATCTCCTTGAATGCCTCGAACTCAGCTTTTATCGTGTCTGGGTTGATAATGTGTGATTTATTCATCAAAACCACCTCGACTTCTTAGTTTCCAGATTAGCTTTCTCTAACTGATTGATACGATGACTTAATAAATCTATTGTTGTTTTCTGTACCTTGATAGCTTCAGTTAACGTTTTAACCACAGTGTTTACATCTGCTGCGTGGGTAGATAGCTCTGTCAATGCCTCTTGTACGGTCATTTTAGTCATTATACAACCCTCTCAAATCCACGCAGTAACAACGCGGTATGCATTAAACCATGTACCGTACATGCCTGGTGGCCGTACAGTGTCCCGTCTGGTAGTCTTAAAGGTACAAACATCATTACCCCCTTATCTGAGCTGATGTATTCGATACCTCTTGATTCGATGTAGTCTGTTACGTCGTTGCACACGTCGTTCATTGTTTATCCCCGTATTTATCAATTATATCATTAACCTCAGATAACCTTAAACCTACTGCGTTAGCTATTATCTCTCGGTTAGTATAACATACCTCTAAATGAAGCACAGTATCTATTTCATCATCACTGTACATGCAATCGTTATATTCCATACAACCCCCTAATCAAAACGTTAGTCGAAATAATGTTCGCATTTATCACGAGATTCTTCGTTATCTTCTCTGAAACTTTGAGCTGTCTTTGCTAGGTCCGATAATTCTCTATCTACACCTTCTACTTCATTAGGTGTCATATTAATAAAGTTTTCATACACCTGATCTATACTACCCTCTAACGTATTCAAGTCATAGATAGCCTTATCAAGTAAAGCACTTAGCTGCTCTGTGGCTGTATCTCGCTCTAGCTCTGCATCTCCTGCTCCTTCTAATCGTTTAAGTAGCTCCTCCTCCAGCTCTGTGGTGGTTTCACCAGCAAAGAACCGGCAGAACTCTGGATTAGTTGCGTTTTGTATTGATGGGTTCATATTAATTCCTTAATTCAAGTCAGTTAGAATGTAAGTGCCATCGTCAATCTTCTGTTGTGTTTCATTAGTTGTCTCTCCAAGGAACTGATTTCTGTACTTAGCTGTTGTGCGTGAGTAGTTCCAGTACGTTTTATCTAACTGCGTATTACCTTCTGTATCATACATTACAATGATGCTGTCATAACTTTGAAAATAAGTATTTCCGTTATCATCATATACCCTGAACTGATTAGCGACTTTATTACCGTTGTTTGATACCATGTTTGTAACTTTCATTATTCAACCTCCTCTTGTTCTTCCTCGTAGCTGTCAAACGCAGATTCTAGCTGCTCCTGTACATCTGCGTACATGCACCAGAATGCTACATGAGTATGTAAAGTATTAAGATCATCAAAATCAGAGAAACCACCGATATTATCTTGCATGTAGGTTTCATTATCAGAATGCTTGATCACATCCATGTTATAGCTGTAATAAATAGCCCACTGATGGCCGTCTATGGTCTCATGCAGTAAGCTGTCGTTGATTAGTTCTTCTGCTTCATTTTTAAAATCTTGTTCGTTATAGTCCATACCACTACATGCTTCTTTTGCTTGTCCCATAGCCTCCTGGACTAGATCAGCGGCTATGCTGCGTATCTCTGTGTTGTATTCAAATTCATTCATTTTCTTAAACCCTCTGCATTTGTTTATATGTGCCTAGCTTATCAGATACTTATATCTTATACAAGCTAATTATACTCAGTTATTACATAATTCTACATCCTTCAAGAAATAACTAACCTTTTTAGCCTGCTTAGCTTTACCCGTCCTCATGGATAGATTAATAAGGTACTGTACCTGCTTCAGGGCTTTCTTAAGCTCCTGGCGGATTTGTGTTTGTTCGTTCTGTTTAAGCACGATATTATCAAATTTGCTCATATCTTATCTCCTGTATTGATTGGATGGATGATCTGCTGATATTGTATTGCCAGTACAAGTACAGGAGCCTTTGTACTCATTACAGTTATTGCACTTACCATTAGTGGCTCCGTAAGAACTCCTATGTGTACCGTTCTCTTTTCTACCGTTTGATACAATATCGTGCGTGTTAGTGATCTGTTTATCGAATGTTGACATAATTACTCCTCAACCCATGTAATAAGGTCATAAATGCCCAGTGTTCTGGCTGTTGCTTCTAGTTCGTCTGTTTTGAGGGTTGTGGTCTCACCGCCTGATGTATATGTAAGAATAGACCTGCGACGATTTTGTATAAATCCTTGTAGATCGTTTCCATCGTAGTTGATAAAAGCCCATGTATTAGCAGCTAACTCGCAAGTCAATGCATGTTCATGGTGACCTACGCCATGTTTGTGATAACCATGTCCTAATTCATGCCATAAGCAGAACTCAGCGTCGTTATCATGTCCTGAACGATCACCTATAATAATACGATCTGTATTGTTGATCATATCCGCACTCCAGTACCCCGCATTATCAGGGTTCATACAGAACATGATTTCAGAGGATATACAACAAGCCTCGTCATAATCAATAATCTCTATATCAGCGTCCTTTGCGTACTGTACAGCTGATGTACTAAATATAGAAGTGTCCATTAATCATCTCTCCTGCCACCCTGATGGGTAGCTGTGTGTAATAATTCAATAACCCCTAGCAGCACCACTATAACAGTGATGACTACAAGGAAGCTGATGCACTCTGTGTTAGTCCAGTTCATTGTCAGAACCTTCCAACTCAAGCTGCCTTACCTTCTCTATTAATTCAAGATCCCACTGAAGCATACACTCTGAATCAGAATGATGACGCTTAGAGTTATCTATAATAAGGTCTATTATGATAGCTTGGTCTGATTTGTTTAGTAGCATTGTCTTATCCTCTGTCTGTTTGTGTAGCTTTAGCGACTCGACTATCGCCTCGTCCGTATGGTTACAATACGTACTAATAATACACTGATTAGCTGATATTGTATTGATTTATATCAACTATCTATTAACTATGTTAAATACCTCTAACTTTACCAGATCAGACTCATCATCTAATATCTGATAAACTACTGTAGCTCGTGCATCGAATGCACAACATGCATCAATCTCTTGATATTCGTATCCTTCAAGGTTTACAAATACAGCGTAGTGGTCAGGTGCTACCAGTGAGCTGCATATATGCGGCAGATTTGCTTTCATACCCTTGGCCTGTATTCTTGCGAACTTTAAACGGCCTCTGCATAGATCATGGTTATCCATTACTCACCCACCTTATACAGTTCAATATAGAATCTTACAGCTTCTTTAAGAGTCCATTTAGATACAGGGAATCTATCATTTGAGTGATTAGTACTCTTGATAACCCATACATCACAATTTTTGTAAGCTGTGACAACTTCGTTATTAACTGTGAATTTATGTATTCTCATGCTCTTTCTCCTAATCTCTAACTAACAGCTTACAGGGTAATTAACTGAAAGTGAACAAGTGAACTCTAATATAGGTATAAATAAACGATACCGTTTGTCTGAAACTATAATCATAAGCTGTTGTTATACAAGGTATTAATAAAATAAATGATTAAAAGCTGTAAAAACATTGAACTTTTCCAGATATAGATTGTCTAATATATAGTTATATTGTTCATGGATAGACGATATAACGCTTACCCATTAGATAAGCTGGTAATAGTATTCTGTAATCAAAGTCAAAACATAGAACATGGATAGAGTACTAAATATTAATTATCATTACCTGATAAGTATCAGACAGCATGAAAGACTGATAGTTCATTTAGTAAGTACATAAGTACAGTTCAATCAGTGTGAGATGTAGATGTAAGTTGTACTGAATGATGATGATTAAATGTATAAATATATGATTGATTGTTTCAGTTAATAACATTCAGATTAATAATTGATTTAGTTAATGATTACAGATAGTTAGAGTTACCTGTGGATAAGCTGTGGATAAGTTTAGTAGCTAAGTACATGAATATTACAGTTAACAAACATGGTGAATGACCCATTAACACTTCCTTATCACCTAATATACAGATAAATATAAGGTTAAATACATAGAAATAAGCCACGGATAGCCACGACTTGAGTATAAACCCACCTAATCCAGGATACATACAGTTTATGGTAGTGTATTAGCAGATTAGAATACAGAAGGGAGGGTGGGGGAAAAGGCTAGGTGAAGTAAAATGGGGTTAGGTACCTCCACAAATTTCTACGGTATTTTACAGAAATATTTTTTATTTTATTTATATAAGGATTTACTTATGAACGTAATAACCTCTGAGGATCATTCTGCTGACTTTCACAGGTTTACGCCTTTTTTATGGCCTGGTATAAAGGATACAATACAAGGGTTTAATCCAGACTGTTATACCCAGTACACTGTCACAGAAGGGGGGCTGTCTGCCTACATCCCTTGGGCCAGTATTATAGATGCGGTAGAGCAGAACGACTATGACGCTATTCTACCTCTAATCTCAGAAACGTGTAAAGCCGTACAATCAGAGCGGGTTTTCAACGAATTACTGTATGAACTATGACCAGCACAAATTTCTACAATATTTTATATAAATATTTTATAATTTTTTTTTATTTGTATTTTAGTTAAATCTCATAGGAGAATACCATGGACTACACAACCAGCTGGAAAGACCCCAGAAAGATGACTGAACAAGAGCTACGGAATGATTTCTTCGGTTTAGCTTCAGTCAAGCCAGAAGGTTGGACTGTTGATCTCCTGACAGATACAGCTTACTCTCCCCATGACTGGGCTATTAAACGTATTAAAGACCAACCTTTCTTTTAGGGGTTTAGTATGGACGAATACGATGATAACGAGCACATCCTAGGGTACCACCTCCAGACAGCTCTTGAGTTAGCTCAGGGGACTGATGAGGTCCTGAGTAACCCAGATGTTTCAGCTGATGTAAGGATACGTACAGTCCTCCAGGCAACTAACATCTTCCTGAAGTGTATGGCTGATGAGGGGTACATCGATTACAAGGTGGAGCAATGATCTGGTTATTTGTATTATTTTACAGCTCCCCTGTTTTGTACGTAATCCTGCGGGAGCTTTTTATAACCAGAGAAGCTGACAGGGTACAAGCAATACAACATGCGAAGATGGTAGGTTGGTACGAACAGGCGTACTCTATCCAGAGAGATCAATACAAAAGGATGTTCGATGATTAAAAGAGAACCACAAAAGAAAAGCAGTATCCCGTACCAATTAGAGAAACTACGTTGGGACTTAGCGTTCTGCAAAGACCCTGAGAAGAAGATTGAACTAGAGAGGCAGATACAAGATTATGAGCTTAACACTGAAGAACATCAGCGAATCGCAGAGAACATCCGTAAGTCTTGAAGCGTGGTTACGCCTCAGCCAAGGGACTGATACTGAAACAACAGATCAGGACGCTTATTGGAACCGTCATGGCGGGTCGTACGAGCAGTGCTCGAATGCAGCTACGCTGTACGTTAAACCGAATGATCCCTTTAAAGAGGTGTGCCTGAATTTGTACAACCAATATCTTGATGAGTATAAATGACCGTTCGTCTGAAAGATTGAAAAAAGATTGAACTTTTTTAAGTTCCCGTTGTCAAAGCAAGTATGAAAAGATTAAAACAAGAAGAACTCCCGATACACCCCATAAAACAGGGTGTATTGTCAATCTGGTAGACGGCTCGGTTTGGAACTGAGAGGCTGTGGGTTCAAATCCCACCACCCTGACCAATTCAATCCTATAAGCGGATGTATCCCAATTGGCAGAGGAATCGGTTTTAGAAACCGACCATTAAGAGTTCGAATCTCTACGTCACCCCAAATAAGAACAATAAATAAACGAGTGGCCAATAGGTAAGGCAGTTAGACAAACGCGCTAATAAATGAGGGTTCAAATCCCTCCTCGTTGTAAAATAGGTACATGGTTATCTACCTCCCCCTCGCTATTGCGTACATTCGGGTTAAAGATAACCTTTTTAGCTACCACCGACAAATCTAACAAGGTAGCCTTTTTATTCTGTACATCTCCCAGGAGGTGGTCTTTTGGAAGTAACCTTAGAGGTTTTTAAGCACGGACGATACTAACAACGACTCCTACCTAGGAGGTAGTATGTCCGGTATTCTTTTATTTTTTACCCTGTGTGGCAACCCTCAGTACATCGTTATCAGTACACCGACTGAGGTTTTAGACGGTACTGCTGCTTATATAGCGAAGCATGTACCTCTCAAGAAGTTCAAAGAAATGCTTCAGAACGAGAAATACGGTAAACGAGAGATTAAATTAGATCGAATGACTGGAATGATTTGTGCCTAGAAAGATAAGAGCAAAAAAAGTACAACAAGCCGAGCAAGAGGAAAAGGCTCGTAAACGCGCTGAAGAGAAAGCCGCGGCTGAGGCACAGGGTTTAGAGTGGGTTGAGCCGAAGTTAGGTAGGCCCCCGATTGACGATGATATCCAAACCTTCGTTAAACACTCAAAAGAAGTCCTGGATATCCTTGAACACGCTCAGGACGTTAAAATAGAGCATCCTGACTTCTACAAAACGAACAGGAATATCAAGACAGCTGATAAGTTCATAGCTGTCACAGCTTATCTTGTGTTCGGTAACTCCCGCCTCGCTTCTAAGTACATGGGTGGTAGAGTCAAAGCAGGGACTATACGTAAGTGGAAGCATGACGATACGTGGTACCCTGAAGTTGAACAAGCGATTAAGAAGTCCCAGGGTTGGAAATGGGATCATAAAGCAACCACAATCATCGATAAAGCCTCTGATGCTATTCTTGAGCGATTAGAGCTAGGTGATGAGATTATTACAGCTAAAGGTGAGGTTATGCACCGCGCTGTGAGTGCTAAAGACGCAGCGAGTGTAATGACTCAGACGTTCAACACCAGAGCATTACAACGGGGTGATCCTACATCTCGTTCAGAGAAGTCCTCTAGTTCAGATGACAGATTAAAGCGTTTAGAGGAAAAATTTAGATCCTTCGGCGCTGACGCTAAGTTAATTGAAGGTGAGACAGAATAATGCCAAAGAGTAAATACAACAAAAAGCCAAAGCCACTAGAGTCAGAAGAGTTAGGTACAGGCATGGCTTCCAAAGCTGGTGAGGCTTTGTCAAGGAAGCGTAAGTCACGGATGGAGCAGATCGAGTCTCAGACGACTGGTCGTAGGCGTAGACGCGAACAGCAGCGGAAGGATGAGCAATAACTAAAGAATTACGGGAGAAAGGGCCGCACCCTGAGTATCCCACCTATTTACCCGTGCGGAGGGTGTATGAAGAAGTGTAGCAAGTGTAAGGAAGAGCAACCTGCATCTGAGTTCAGAAAGGATAAGTATCGTCCAGATGGATTAACAGTTCAATGTAAGTCTTGCCATCGGGAATATGAAGCACGTACTCGCACAGAGCGTTTAAAACGTGGTAAAAAGTGGAGAGATGCTAATAAGGATAAAATAAAGGTCAAAACAGATCTTTGGTATCAAGAAAACAAAGAACGGAAAACAGCAACTCAGAACGCGTGGCGTGAAGCTAATATAGAACGTGATCGTAATAATAAAAGTAAGTATTATAAAAATAATAAAGCTAAAATGGATGCAAGAAGCCCTAGAAGACAGACGTTAAAACATAACGCCACCCCTAAATGGGCTGACAAGGAGTTGATTGAGTCTTATTATATAATGGCGAGGTATCTTGAAAAACAAACCGGTTCTAAAATTCACGTAGATCATCAGATACCCTTAAATAATCCTTTAGTGTGTGGCCTTCATACACAAGAAAACCTTGAACTTCTCTTTGCAAAAGATAATTTAAGTAAAGGTAACAAATTTGACCCAAACAAGTACGTCCATACAATTTGATGCTCAACTAATACAAGGTTTTTCAGATTCACTTCTTAGACCGAAGTACGACAACCCGTTACCTACCCCAGACTTTCACAGAGAGCTCTGGAGACTGGCGTGTTTACCTGATAAGTTAGTAGCTATTGGAGCTCCACGTGGTCATGGTAAAAGCACAGCTATGACCCATGCTTATACATTAGCTTCGATTTGCTTCAGACAACGTAATTTTATAATCATACTATCTGATACTGAGGGACAAGCTTCAAATTTCTTAGGTGATATCAAAGCCGAACTGATTGAGAACGAAGATTTACGAGCTTTGTTCGGGATAGATAGGTTACTAAAAGACAATGAAACAGATTGTATTTTTCAGTTCACTGATGGGGCTAGATGTAGGATACTAGCTAAAGGTGCCGGCCAACGCTTAAGGGGGCTCAAGTGGCTCGGGAAGAGGCCGGATATGGTTATTTGCGATGATATGGAGTCCGATCAGCACGTAGAGAACAAGGAAGTCAGGGAAAAGATGAGGCATTGGTTTTTATCTGCGGTATTACCTTGCTTGAGTTCAAATGGTATCATCCGTTACGTCGGCACAGTCCTTAACTTAGATGCTCTTTTAGAAAGACTTTTAACAGACCCTACATGGGTAACAGCAAGATACAAAGCTCATAATAAAGATTATAGTGAAATACTCTGGCCTGAGTTACATACAGAGGAAAGTTTAAAGAAAATACGGCAAAGTTATATCGTCCAGGGAGCTCCTGAAAAATATAGCGCGGAATACCTTAACGATCCGATTGCCTCTGAAGACCGTCTTTTTCGAGATGTTGATTTTATCGAGATGCAGCCAGAAGACTTTAACAAGTCGATGGTGTATTACGCTGCTGCTGACTTCGCAATTTCTCTGAAAGAAAAAGCTGATTCTACAGTTATGCTTATCGGCGCAATGGATTCAGAAGGTTTGCTCTATATCGTTGATCGTGTTAAAGGACGGATGGACTCATTACAGATAATTGATGAAATGATTAATATTCAAAAAAGATACAATCCAGAAGTTTTCTTAGTAGAGACTGAAAAAATAGACAAAAGTATCGGTCCTTTTTTACGTAAACGGATGATGGAAGAAAATACTTACATTAATGTTCATCCAGAAACTCCTACTAAAGATAAAATAGCAAGAGCACAATCCATCTCTGCTAGAATGAAACAAGGCGCTGTACGTTTCCATAAAGAGAACGACTGGTACGAAGACTTTTACGCAGAACTTTCTACAGTTACTCGCTCTGGTGTAAAGGGAAGGCACGACGATTCCTTAGATGCTTTCGCGTGGCTAGGTCTTGCAATAGACAAGTTCTGGAACGCTCCAACTTTCGCTGAAATTGATCAGGAAGAATACGAGGATGAAATGTTCGAATACATGGATCTCGGTGCTTCTGAAATTACAGGTTACTGAATGAAAATCTTAAAAACACTGAAGTTAGCGACCGAGGCTGATTTATCTGAGGCATCCTTTGAACAAGCTTGTGACGATCTTGTTTATACGTTATCAGATAGTAAAATAAGAGATCAACTGTATCCTAGTCATATACATTACCCAACACCAAATACAGATTTTATCTTAGAAGTTCCGTTTTTTGCAGTGGATGACGGCTTACAAATCATGGCACGTTTTAGAAATTGTGATTTAAAAGTCAGGCGAGATATGGGTACATACGAGTGGAGGGTTATCATGGCTCCTACTTTTTCTGAATACGCTATAGATTTAGTCAGTGAAGGCGATTAATGCTTGATTTAAACGATGTATTACAATCCGATAACGTCCTTGACCTGCTTGATGAGGATCAGACGCTTGAGATCGCTCAGTCAGTCTTCCAAGGCTACCAAGACGATCTTAGCTCTCGTGGTGACTGGAACAATAGAATCGAGAAGTGGACTAAACTAGCTGCTCAGGTACAAGAGGTTAAAAATACCCCTTGGCCTAACGCCAGTAACGTGAAGTTCCCTTTAGTCACAGAAGCGTGTATTCAATTCAGCTCACGGATGTACCCTGCTATTGTCCAGGGTGTCTCTCCAGCTAAAGGTCGTGTCATTGGTTACGACCTCGACGGACAGAAACTAGAACGTGCTACGAGACTATCTAAACATATCAGTTATCAGCTTTTAGAGCAAATGACTGAGTGGGAAGAGATGCATGACCGGATGAGTATGATTGTCGGTCTAGCGGGTTCAGCATTCAAGAAAAGTTATTATTGCCCAATCAAGAGGCGTAATGTCTCTGAGCTGGTTCTTCCACAGAACTTCGTAGTGAATTATTACACGAAAGACTTAGAATCATGCCGCAGGTACTCGCACGAGACCGAGATTCATGGTAATGATATCGTTAGCATGCAGCGTATGGGTTTGTACTCTGATGTAGACCTCAGAACACCTCAGCAGAAAGAAGATGCTCTTAAGAACACTGTACATGGTTTATCAGCTCCAAGGGTTGATTCAACAACACCTTACGACTGTATCGAACAGCACATGTACCTTGACCTTGACGAAGATGGGTATCAAGAACCTTACATTGCAACACTTGACCTGAACAGTAAAGAGCTGCTACGTTTAGTCCCTTGCTTTAGTGATATGAATATCACGTACAACTTCGATGGTGAGATTCAAGATATCAAGAAAGACCAGTACTTCACTAAGTACGGTTTATTACCGTCACCAGATGGCTCTTTTTACGATTACGGTTTCGGTCAGTACGTCGGACCTGTGAATGAAGCAGTTGATACACTGTTTAATCAGCTGATTGATGCAGGTACTCTATCTAACATGGGTGGTGGCTTCATCAGTAAAGGTATCCGTCTGAAAGGTGGCACTCAAAGACGTAGGATTGGTGAATGGATGCCTGTTAATGCTACAGGTGATGACTTACGTAAGGGTATCTTCCCGAATCCAATTAAAGAGCCTTCACCTACACTGCTTAACCTAGCTACCTTCTTGATTAATGCAGGACAGCGATTAGCAGGTACTATCGATTCAATGGTAGGTGAGAACCCAGGCCAGAACCAGAAAGCTACGACTACAATGGCTGTAATGGATCAGGGTCAGAAAGTATTCTCAGGTATTTATAAGCGTTTCTTACGTTCATTCAAACAAGAGTTAAAGGTTATTTACAACCTGAACAAGAAATACCTTGAGCCTGAAGAGTACTTCACTGTTTTAGACACTAACGTACCAACGAATATCCTGTTACAAGATTATCAGAACGACGACTTAGACGTTGTACCCTCAGCTGATCCTAGTTACACGAACGAGCAGCAAAAGCTTGAAAAAGCAATGGCTGCATTTGAACTAGCTCAGGCAGGTATGGCGAATCCAGCGGTAGCGGCACGTTTAATTGTTGACGCGAGAGAGTTACCAAATCCTGAACAATTACTAACATTACCAGAGCGTCAACCAACACTAGATGAACAGAAGTTCGAAGATGAGAGTATGCGTTCTTGGACTGATTTAAAACTTAGAACTATTGAAGTAATCTCTACAGCTAAAGGCAAAGATGCCAAGGCACTGTTAGATATTGCTACAGCTGAAGGCGTAGAGCCTGGACAGCAATTAGAAGTTTACAAAACTTTACTTGCAGAATTAGGTAAAGATATAGATAGAGAACTAAGCCAACAGGAGGCTACAAGTGGAACAACTACAGGTGGAGCAGAAACTCCAACGACTGGAGGAACTTGAGGGGCTAATTACAGAAGAACTGTTCAATGAGTGGAAAGACCATCCTATAACAGAGTACTGTAAATTAAATCTTGAGATAAAACTACAAGGTCGTGAAGACTTCTTAAAAGAAGCTTCTTATATAAACGAAGAGAAAGGTCTTCTCCAAGCAGCAGAGGCAAGAGGTTTAATCCTTGCTTATAAAGATATGTTAGATATTAGCTGGGAGGATGAATGATTAAAGGTAAACCCGCAGGTCATAGAGTCCTGATACAGCCTGACAAGGTTGAAGAAACAGATGAGTTGTACAAACGTGCTGCTGAAGTCGGTATTGATCTCTCTCATACACAAGAGAAAGAACGTGAAGATGCTGCTCAGACAATAGGCATAATCCTTCAAATAGGGGATACAGCTTGGAAAGACTACAAATGCGAACCTTGGGCTAAAGTTGGTGATAGGGTAGCGTACGGTAGATATTCAGGTAAAGTAATCTTAGATCCAGATACAGGTGAAGAACTCTGGATTATTAACGATGATGACGTTCAGTACGTCTTCGGTGAAACCGAGAGTGGAGCATAGAATGAGCGAAGAGCTTGAACAATCCTCTGATGAGGAAGTAATAATTCCATCTAAAGATCAACTTCTTGATATGATTGATGGTAAAGATGTAGACCTAAGTACAGAACCAGCAGAACCATCTCCTGATGCAGAACCTGAGTACACTGAGGTTGAGCAACAAGCAATGGAACAAGGTTGGAAACCAGACGGTGCAGAGGGTAAACGAAACCTCTCAGCTGAAGAGTTCCTTGACCGGAAACCTCTGTACGACAGAGCACACAAGCAAGACAAACAGATTAAAAGTATGCAAGAAGCCATTGATGCAATGGTTCAGCAGAACAAAAGTATCAGCGAGCGGGAATACAACCGCGCACTGGCAGACCTTGAAGCTAAGATGGGCGATGCTGTTGATAACATGGACAAAGAGGCAGCTACTGAAGTCTCTAAAGAGATTGCTGCACTTGAAGCAAGTAAACCAAGTCCAGAGAAACCAGCAGACCCGAATGAGCCTCCACAGGACTTCCTTGACTTCTTAGAGGACAACAGCTGGTACAATTTACAGTCAGATGATTACGATGTCGATAAGTCTATTTACGCTGACGCTATCGGTAAACAAATCCAGGCACGTAATCCTGACCTACCCGTAAAAGA